TGTGGATTGGGCATCTATTGCGCCGGAGATGTCTAAAAGCCAGTGTATCTTGACCGCAAAGCTGGTGGCAAAAAGATTGCCGGAGAAGTATCCGAACATCAAGCCTAACAAAAAAAAAGAAGCTGTTGTGAACATCATTGAGAATGCATACAGGATTCTTGTCAGCGAGCGACTTGATAGGATTGAAAAAGACCCCGGCGCTTATATGTACTCAATTTTGAAAGAAGCAGACCTCGACGATTATGCTACGTTTGACGATAGCTTCTTGAAGTAGTCATACATAGCAAATAAAAGAAAGAGTGATAAAATGGCAAAAATCATAGCGGTCGCCAACCAGAAGGGCGGCACAGGAAAGACTACCACAAGCACCTGTCTGGCTGGCGCGTTGCAGTTGCTTGGCAAGAAGGTCTTGCTGGTGGACTGCGATGCCCAGTGCAACGCAACGGACACCTACGGCGCACAGACAGAGGACGTATGCACCTTGTTTGATGTGATGACCCGGCAAGGTACGGTCGAGGAAGGAATCCAGCACTGCGAAGCTGGTGACATTCTGCCGTCCGACAGCGCATTGAAGGACATTGACGAACAGCTTGTGCGGGACATGGGCAAGAACTTCCGGCTGCGAGAAGCCCTTGAGAGCGTGTCTGCGCAGTATGATTACATTGTGCTGGACACTCCCCCGCAGCTTGGCCTTGCACTCGTGAACGCTCTGATCGCCGCCAACAGCATCATCGTGCCCATCACGGCAGACAGATACGCACTGGCTGGTTTGAGCCAGCTTTCGCAGACCATCGGCGATGTTCGCAGATACTTCAATCCGACTTTGAAGATTGAAGGATTGCTCTTGAACCAGTACAAGAGCCGTGAGAACCTGTCCAAAGAGGTTGTTGAGCAGCTTCCCGTGATTGCACAGAGCATGGGAACAACGCTACTGGACGTGAAGATTAGACCGTCTATGGGTGTTCGTAAGGCGCAGGCAGAACGGCACAGCCTGTTTAGCGGTGACACGGCAAAGAGCACCAGTGCAGAGGACTTTAAGGCGTTGGCGAAGAAAATTGTAGAGGAGGATAAAAATGGAAAGCTTTGACGCTATTGCAAGCGTTTTGAGACGTTTGAAAAATTATATGAAAACAGACATCGAAGAATTTGAAACATACCGCCATAAAGAGCTTAGGAATGAAAAAAACTTAGGCTTACACGTCCAAACGGAGGAAGAAAAATGAAATCAACCAGCAAAAAATCCACAGGTTTGCTTGGCGGATTTGATTTTCAGCCTATTTTTTCGGAACCAGCATTAAGCCGAAGTGAGCCAAAGGAAGAAGAAGTAAGCCAAGCAAAGCCGAACGAAGCCGAACAAGCACCGATTAAGCCCAGTGAAGCCACAGACAGCCTTACACAGCCTAATGAAGCACAGTTAAGCAGTATTAAGCCGAAGCGAGCCAAAGACAGCGAAACACAGCCGAACAAGGCCGTAGTAAGCGAAAGTAAGCCAAAGAAACTGAAACAGGCGAAAGAAGTTCAACGTCTTATCGAACAAGGCGATGTTCCCAGCGCACTAGTAGAAGCTGGCTTGACAAAGAAAAAAATCCCGATGCCGGAATCGCATCAGGGCGTTGCAAGCGGTGATGGCAAGCGTTCAAAGCGCATTACTATCCTTATGAGCGAAGAAGAACGCAAGTATATCAACCGTGAAGCAAGAAGACACGGCATGACGATTGGGCAGTTTGTGTACGCTCTGGCGGTTGCGGCGGCAGATAGGAAGATTAAATTGGAGGATTTCTTGGAGGATTGACGTATGATGAAGGTTATGGAGAATCATACTGTGAAAGAGGTTTGGGACGCAATTCACACACTTTCTGACATTAGAGCAGGATTGAACTGTTTTGATCCGAATGATGTTGAGCGGTATGAAGCGTGCTCGATGGGTATTCTGGCTCTGAGAGAGGTTGCCGGAGTTGATAAAAACTAAGATTTAAGGAGGAGATACATCATGAAAAAGTTTGTTGCTCTTTTTGAAGGTTGGAACGATAAGCACAAACATGAGTGTATGTGCTATGTTGTTGATGTAGATGATGACTTTGAAAGTATCTTGAGTGTTGAAGAACAGGCAGAAAAAATGGCTCGAAGCGAGTATCCCCATCTAACAAAATTTGAAACGCTGTATGTCAAGGAATTGATTGAAAGATAAACGCCAAGTTGTATGGAGGATTGACGTATGATTGCTTACAGACCTCATCGTGGTTCTTTGGCAGATGCCATGAAAGAAGCAAGAACTTTTCTGAACGAATGGCAGATGAAACGGTATGTTGCAAATAACTGGAATCTTGCAATCGGAAGAAAAGTACTAGACCCCGAAGATATTATTATCGACAGCGAATCAACGGACGATGACCGTGTCGGTTGGAAAAATGTCCACATGGTTTGTGCGGCTCGAATTGGAAATGAAGATTACATGAAGAAGTACGGCAATCCGCAGTGCATCGGGTATTGTGCTTACGATGTATCAAACGTGCCAATATCAAGCCCGTGGATTTATGCAAAGAACAGTGTTCCGGGAGATACAGACCCGCGTGTTATCGGATTTGATGAATCTACCTTCGATATTGTTATAGCAAATTACGATGAGCAGTTCAAAGAGTGGCGGGATGATGAGGGCAGAATCCATAACATAACATACTGGATACCGTTGCCTGAACCGCCTGTGAAATATTGAAATGGTGGACGACATGGAACAAAAAGTGTTAGGGCACTACGAATTACACTGGTATCTCAATGGGACAGGCGGTAACACATACGAAGGTAAGATGGTCTTTCGAGATAAAGATTGGCGTATAAGATATATGCCGAGCCAATGCGTAAAAACAAACTATTTCTACTTAAAGAAAATAAAAAATGATTTCAATAGCAAAGGGAAAAAAGAGGGAAGTTATAAAAACATTGCGTGGATAAAATTTTCTGAATTGAACTGGTTTGAACGAAGAAAACGTCCAAATTGGTTCAAAGTCCAGTTTCTTTCAAATGGTCTTGATAGTTCAAAAACACAATGGTATACAGTCCACGACTTATCTGACATTGAAGAAAGAAAATATTGGGTTGAAGAAACTCGCCAATACACAATGAAAGAACTTTCAGAGAGAATGCCAGCAGAAGATTTTATCGAGTATATGAAAGATAGAGGAATAACGATAATTCGATAAGCGCAAACACCCCTGTGTAGCCGTTAAAAACTACACAGGGGTTCTGTTTTACTTATCAGCAATGCAATTCCAGTAGAGATATGCCTTGCCGTCTGCGGCATCTGCGTCCTCAAGGAACGCCTTTGCCATATCAGCGTAGAAGCCCGGAGTGTCAACGGACTGACGCTTTGCGACTTGACAATAATCCGAGTACATCATGTTCATAACAGCCCAGAAATCGTTCGGGTCACAGGTAATATTGCGCTGTTTGGCAACGTCCTGAGTCTGTTCCAGCGTCCAGTGACAGCCCTTCGTGCCGTCAGCATTCACCATGCTGTCGCACCATTCTTCCGCTTCATCGTGGGTGAGGTGCTGGCGCGGCATCTTTATGGAGCGGCTGTCTGCGCCGCCACGTTCATACTGCCCAGACCGTTTGCCCCAGTCTCCGTCCTGCGAGAAGCCGATTTGCGGCATCTTGCGCCCATACTCTACGTCAGGGTAGCGGGGGATAGGGTAGGGGTCGATGTAACGGTTTTCCTCTTGCGGATAGTAGGGATAGCGGTCGTTGCCACCTTCCAGCTTACGCAGACGGCGTTCCATCTCACGTTCCCTGCGGTCACGCTCTTCCTCAAGGCGGTCACGTTCCGGCTCACGGTCTTTGTCGTGTTCACGGAGCATCATCATGCGGCGAAAATTAGTCTTGCCCATAATCTACACCTCCTCAAGAAATAGACGCGGGCGCACCAGCGTGGGAACGGCAGAAGCAGCCAAGATACTTGAACGTGCCGGTGCCGGTCGCAGATGTTGCCACACGAGTAGCATAGCGGGTGCGAGTGTGGATGCTCTCAGCGGTTGCCTGAGCGCAGTTGCAGTCGGTCAGAGGGTATGCGGTCGTCCCTGCGCCGATGGTGATGACCACAGGGGCGTTGATGGTGGTCGTGTCTGGGATGCTCTGAGCAACCACGATGCAATACTTCTCTCCGTTCTGATATGCGCCAGCAGGGATATTGATGGTCAGCGTATCATTGGCGAAAGTTACCGACTGGCTCAAGACCAGATGGGGGCAGAGTTTGCAGCTTGTTTTGCAAGCCATAATGTTTTCCTCCTAAAAAATCAGGGGCAGAGGTGTCTTACCCCTGCCCCGATGGTTCACCCGGTGTTATCGGGGAGTGTGTTGGTTAGCAGCAACCGCAGCAGTTCACGCCCACGTTGGGGTTTGCCACCTGATAAGCGGGAATCGGACGAGGATTGACCCGGTTCAGAATGGTGTCGGTCTGGGCGTTCATCGCAGTGGTCAGAAGCGCATTCTGACGATCCTGAGAAGCCGCGAACTTCAGGCTCTGGTTCTCAGCGGTCAGAGTGGCAATCTTATCCTGCGTGAAGTAGTCCATCATGCTGCGGAAGTTGGCGTTGCAGTTGTCCACGATGGCGCGGGCGTTGTCTGCGATAGCCTGACGGGTAGCGCAGTCCTCCGTTGCGATGGTGTACTTCAGGTCGCCGATCAGCTGCTTGTTCTCGCAGCAGCAAGATGCCAGCTGCGTGGCAAGTGCGGTCTGACCCGCCTGCCGTGCGTTGCCTTCCTGCATGATGGCAAGGCTGATGGCGTTGTCGCCGTTGGACACGCTGCGTTCCAAGCCGTTCACCAGCTGTGCGTTCTGGTAGCCAAGCTGACAGATGGCGCTGTTCACGCCAGCAAAGCCGTTCGCGATGTTGGTGTTGACGCCGTTCATCTGTGCCAGCTGGTCATAGCCCAGAGAGCAGATGCCGCTCTGGATTCCCGCCAGAGAACGGGAGGTATCCTGCTGATAAAAGCCCTCAGACAGAGCCGCGCGGGTGTCTGCACCGCCCTGACCAGTTGCGCCAGTGCCGACCAGATAGGGGATGTAGCTATTCATGCCGTTGTCGCCGCCGTTGCGCCCGTTGCCGTAGTTGCCCCAGCCAAAGATGATGGCAAGGATAATAACAGCCCACAGACCTTCGTTGCCGAAGAATCCGCCGTTGTTATTGCCGCCGTCCTGCCCAGCCAGATAGCCAGTTGCAAAATCGTCCATAACAAAACTCCTTTCAGTTTTGCGTTATGCTATCCCACCGCCGTATGCGATGGGCGAAGCCAAACAAAAGCGGTTTTTGTCAAGTCCGCAAAACTGAGAAGCGTTTCGCTTAGAGGGATGCTTATTTGGGGATTATTAAGTCAGCTTGGAAGATTGTCTTTTTTATCTTTCGGGTCGTCCCACGTTTTGCTGACAGCGCCGAAAATCAATCCGAGCATTAAAGGAACCCATATTTTGTCATCGCCACACAGATTGTTGATGTCAAAATCTTTTTCGGAATGGCTGTTTTCAAAATCATCCATTGCAAAGTCTCCTCACTTCGGAAGCGTCAAATTCAGGACGCTTGCCAGCTGGTTCAGGTCGATGCCACGCTCTTTGGCGAGGTTCTGCGCCATCGTTCGGAGTTGCGCTTCGTTTTTGCCCTGAATCAGGTTCAAGCCCTGCATGATGGGGGCATTCTGCCCGCTCAACTGCTGGATAAGCCCCATCGGGTTTTGCCCGGCACGAGCCAGATTTGCAAGCTGCATGATGGGGCTGTGAGTAATCATATCAAATGGAGAGGGCATTTTTATTCTCCTTTCTTTGCTGTGGCAGTGGGCTTAGAAAAGCTTTTCTGCCATTTTTCCAGTTCATCCAGCCGGTGGGCTAGAACGTTATACTGCTCAATAGGCACATACTGCTGTGTCGGTGCAGCGGTCTGCTGTGCCTGTTGCGCTTGCATTTGCCGCCATGCTTCCGGGCTGTAGAACTCCTGCACATAGGATTCGCAGGTATCCGGGTTGAGCCGCTTGCAGTAGATCACGCCGCTGCGCAAGTCCGGGCAGTAGGTCGGTCTGCCGTACAGGTCAGACGGTATTGCCAAAAACTCTTCCCTGCTGGAAACGGGTCTTCCGAGCAACCAACCGCCATCTTGTGCCGACTGCTGAACAGGCTGTTGCCCATTCATCGGCTGCGGACGCTGCGGTTGTGCCTGCTGCATCTGCGCACTCGGTAGGGGAGTGGCAAGGCCTACCGTTCCCATGCCACCGTAAGGATTGACAGGCTGCTGCGGAACGTAGGGCACTCCGGGTGTTGGATAATAGCTCATAAAGCATCCCTCCTTGTGTGACCAGTGTACCGCATCAGAAAAAAGCGAAAGACAACGAACGCACAACGAAGGACAAAAAATCTTAGTTAAACTTTGCTTAAAACTTGATTATTTTAAACAAAAAAGAAAAGCGCTCACACGGAAAAATCCGCATGAACGCTTAAAGATATAAATATACTTATATAAAATGATGCAAAATAGAAAGTTTGAACGTTTTACTTGCAAAAAAATCCCCCACTTTGCCTATAAAGTACCCGCGTGGAACGCAGGGCTTCGACGAAGCAGGGACTCCTCTACCGCGCCTTAACTGTGATTGTAGTGTGGGCTGTGGTATAATAAGGGATGAAAGCCCTTAAAGAAAGGAGAATTATTATGGATGCAAGAATGATTAGTTTTTGGGGTTGCGAAACTAACCCATACGCAAATCCCGATGCGGCGAATAACGGCGGTGGATACGCTCAACCGTCCGGGGGCATCCTTGTTGCCCTCGAAAACGGTGAGTATCTCACCGTCACTGTGGACGATATGTCCTGCGGTGATTTTGGCAGTAGGATCGGTTGGGCTATCGACAGCACAGACAGTCGTAGATGGGGCGGCTGTTATGGCACTATGGACGATACCATGGTGGACAATGACTGGACAGAGGAGTCTCTGGACTCAGTGTCTGGCGTGTACGGTATTGATGCCCGTGCAATGCTGTCGGATGCGATTTTGGCTGTGCATATTGCCGCATAAAGAAACCCCCGATGCTCCAAACGGAACATCGGAAGTTTTGTGCCGCCAAAACGGCGAAGTCTAAAATCAAGAGCGGAACTGCCCACAGGCAACGCCGCTCTCTACAAAGGCCGCGGCCTTTCAAATATCCACCCTAATGCGCTTCTTCGAGAGGCCGGGTGGATTTGTTGGTATTATTTTACAACACATCCAGCATTTTGTAAATGCTTTTGAGCCGGTAGCCTATCGCCGTCCGGCTGTAATGTGTCTGTGCTGCAATGTCCGGCAGCGGGAGCCGCTCAACGTACCGCAGTAAGGCTATCTTACGGTCTACCCTCCCAAGCGGTGCGGTTTTGATCGCGGCGGTCATCTGCTGTCGGTCAAGTCCTTGCAGCGCAGCGGGCAGCACCACACGAGCCGCCGCCACAGGTAGCACCGAGCCAGAAAGGCTGCGGCAACTGTCCGGCGTTGCGCACCATATCGCCAAGAACGGCAAACTGGTGACAAAACGTCACCAGTTTGTTGACATTGCCGAGATGGTATGTTTTCGTGAGGCCACGAAGACGTGCGCAGACCATTTTCGTGATGTCACGAAATTGCTCTTGTACGGCGAACATCTCGGTGACGTCACCGAGATGACGGTATGTAGTGCTTGCCATGATATCCTCCTTACTGCGTGATTTCCTCAGCGTTCGCCTTGTCCTCAGCATCCAGCGCGTCGTAGTACGCCTGCGCCAGAGCTTCCACCTCTGCGATGTCGTCCTCCGTCAGCAGGCCGCTGTCCAGATGGGTGTACGCTTTGTCCAGCCAGTATGCCACGTCACGCCCTGCGGCGATTTCCCGCTTGATGGAGCGCAGGGTCAGGTCATGCCGGGCTTTGGATTTAATTGCCATAAGTACCTCCTTATGTGGTAGTCATGGATGCAATAGCGTCCTCAAGATTTTTGACGACGATGTTCACATCCCGCTGGTAGTCCAACTTGATGCCAGCACCGTCACTCGCCTGCACCACCGTGTCAGGTCCGTACGCTGTGAGAGCTTTGTAGGCGGCGATTTCGGCAGGGGTGAGCGGGATTTCGATGGGGGTAGCGAGACAGTAAGATATGCTTGCGTCTGGGCGCGCTTTAAGCCATTCAGAAAAGGCATCGACCGAGTTAACGCCTGAACCAGCCTTAAACTGTAGCGTTACGCTTTTGATCCACACATAGCATCTACAGCTTTCTTTCATTTCGATATCATAAGCAACACCGTCAAAAACAGCATATTGACACAAAGAATATCCTCGCGTTGTGCCGTCTTGCGATGCAGGAACGTCAGAAATAAAAGTATCGCTTTTGTTTGTCGGTGTGAGCTCATATCGCCACGACAAGTCATCCAATTTTAGTCGATTTATCCTCTGCACCTTCACCCCTCTCTCCAAGTCCACCTCGTCGCACACCCACTGCTGGCCGCTTTGGTCAGTGTAGTTGCCGCCAGAGGTAACAGGGATGCCGGGTAAGCCGTTGGGTGTGGGCAGGGTGAGAGTTTGTGTTTTGCCTTTTCCATCGCTCAATGTCACTACAACCGTCCCGCTGTCACCAGCGCTCACGATAGGCGCAGGTGCATCCGGCGTGGGTGTGCCGTCCTGCGTGCTCCGACCGTACACGGTCAGGCCGCACAGGGGCGCAGGGAAAGCGTCGTCAACGCTGAGCGGGTTGCCTGTTTCCGTGCCGATGAGAATGTTCTGCAGGGTCTTTACTGCGCTGATCGCGTCACCTGTGGCTTTTGCGTCAGCAGCTTCGCCCTCGTGGGTGAGGGTGGTGTCCAGTGCTACGGCAGGGCCGGTCTCTCCTTTAGGGCCTTGCGGGCCGGTATCACCTTTTTCACCCTGCGGCCCCTGTGCACCCTGCGGGCCGCGCTCGCCCTGAATGCCATGCGGCCCTTGCTCGCCTTGTGGCCCAGTCTCACCCTTAGGGCCAGTGGCACCCGTAGCGCCTGTGGGGCCTTGAGGGCCTTGTTCGCCCTGCGGGCCGACCGGGCCGATGGGGCCTTGAGGGCCCTGCTCACCTTTGAAGTTTCCGTTTGCAATGCCGTCCTTCAGATCCTGTAATCTGTCAGCGGCTTCTTTAGCGCTCTTGTCTGCGTTGCCCGCACTGTCAGCGGCTTGCTGTGCTGCGGTCTGTGCATCGGTCTTGGCTTGCTCTGCGGCGGTGGCATCGGTATGCACGGCATCCACCAGCTGCTGCCATGCAGGCGTGCCCGGTTCCGGCTCTGTGCCGTCCTCCGTGCCGGAGTTGGCGCTGACACGATACAGCAGGTCTGCGCTGGTCATCACCTTTGCGCCGTCGCTGCCCTCAAAGGTGATGCAGCCATTGCCGGGCTGTGCGGTCACGCTGGCGGGCACATCCACATAGCCGCCCATCACAAGCGAGGATGCTGGGTCTTTGCCGTCCGGCACGTGCCAGAACGCCCGGATGGTCAGGCCCTCCCACTCGCCGGTTGCATCGACGCGCAGGCGGTACACGCCCCGGTTCTTGGTGTAGCCAAAGCGCACCAGCTGCTCATAGCCCGGCACTTTGGTGATACCATTGGATGCAAGAGATACGCTCTGCTCAATCATGCTTTACTCCTTGTTGATGGTAGGCTTCTTGTCTGCCAGAGCCTTTTTCATCATGCTGACAGCCTTTTCAATCACACTGTCCAGCACTTCATCGGTGATGAAAGGCTTCAGCCAGTCCGGCAGTGCGCCGCGCAGCGCGGCAAAGACCTGTGCCTTTTTCTTGGCACCCTGACCGCTGCCCATGATGCTGTCCTCAGCGATGGTTACGAGCTCCAGTGCCCACTGCTTAACGTACTGCTTGTAACCCAGCCGGATAGCACCAACGGCCAGCGCGGCAAAGCCAATGAACATCAGTACCAGTGCGATGGGGGCGGGGATAAAGTTAAACATTGCTTCCATGATTTGTTACTCCTTTCAGTAGGTAGTTGTTAATATCGGATTTGCTTTTTTGCATACCTTCGCGGTTGTTGCCGGACAGCTGCGAATCCAAAAGATTTTGCACGCCAACAAGGACGAGACGCATCTCTTCATCGAGGCCGTCAAAGCGGCGCAGGTCTCTTGCAAGGGCCTGTGCGTGCTGAAGCTGTCCCTGTTCCAGCACGCCAAGTCTTTTTTCGAGCGTATCCATTCGCTTGTTCTGCGCATCGTCGGGGGCCTGTGCCTTTTTGATGTACTTGTGGATGATGTCCAGCACCTTGTCGATCGTGATGGCCGCAGCACACAGGCTGCCAAGGATGCCCAGCACCCACAGTAAAGCTTCTTTTTCGGTCATTTACCCTCCCGGAGACGGGTCAGGCCCTTCTTGCGGATGATACCCGCATAGTCCTTGTATGCGTGGGACATGTCAACGTTGGTGGTCACACCGGGTACACGGGCCTTGCTGGTGTACTGCCACATGCCAAAGGGCCAGCTGGGAGCAGGCTTCTTCGTGCGGTATGCCGCCAGCCACACGTCGTATGGTTTCAGCTCTGCACCGCCCATGTACAGGAAGGTGTTGCCGAACCACAGGCCGGCGTACAGCATGGCGTACACGCCCCAGCTTTCCACCGTGCTCAGCATGTAGGCCGTCAGGTCGGTCAGCGCAGCCTTGCCCAGCGGCTTCTGCACCTCGTCCTCAATGTCCACGGCCACCGGCAGCTCAAAGCTCCGGCCGGTGAGCAGCTTTTTGAAATAGGCCAGCTCCTTGTCAGCCTGCTCCCGGTTGACCGCTTTAAAGTAACCATACACGCCGCAGGGGATGCCCAGCCGCTTGCACTCGGCGTAGTTGCGGGCAAACTGCGGGTCAGTGTAGGGAGCACTGGGCCTGCCCGCTGCACTGTTGCCCATGGCGCGAATCATTACACCGTCCACCTTCCCGCTTGCCTTGACCTTCTCCCAGTCGATCGTGCCCTGATACCGGGACACGTCCATGATTTCAGCCATAGCGTCCTCCTTACTGCGTGATTTCCTCAAAGCCACTCTTGATGAGCAGCGCCTTGACCTTCTCCTTCAGCAGGCGGGGGCAGCGCTCGTACAGAGCCTTTGCATCCTCCATAGTCTCAGCAGACATGATCTCCTGTGCCCATAACATTGCCATCATACGTACCATCCTTTCTAATTTTTGTGTGATTCGTTTAAGCATACACTATCTCCGACATTTCCATCAGACATTGCTTAAGCATCTTGTTTTCTTCTTTCAGTGTCTTGTTATCTTCCTGCAGCGCCGCCACCGTTTCCGGCAGCTTCTCCCGGGCTTCGGCCTTTTTGCGCGCCTCTTCCTGCGCAGCCAGCTCCTCGGCGGTGTAGCGGATGTATTTCTGGATGGGCACCTGTTCGGTCCATGCGGCCTGCGCAGGCACGCCCGACACGTCGATGACCTTACGCACATCCCTGCCGCCGTTGGGGTACTCGGTCACGGTCTCCCAGTGCCACTGCTCCTCCACGCCCTCTACGGCGGGGTGGGTAACCTCTTCGGTGTCAGCTGTCAGGTAGCCCAGTGTCAGGTCGGGGTTTTCCATGACCGTGCCGGTCTCGTCAAGAATCTTCATTGTGTCACCTCCATGGGGGTCACATATTTGCCGATTTGCGAGTAAGATACTTTTCCGTCAGAACTTTCAGCCGACAGCATCCACTGTCCGCCGGTCTTGCCGGAGTCACTTCGGTCTACTTTTACGCACCCATTTTCGTCCAGCTGCATCGGGGGCACAAAGCTACCGTCGCTGCGCCGCAGGTGAAGTCTGATTTTGCAGGTTTTCCACTCTTCCGGGATGGCAAAGTGCAGACTGGTCGGGTGACGGGAGTCACTGCCGAGCTGCAAAGTTGCCACGGTGTTAAATGTCACAGGGATCATGTCTCAAAACCTCCTTTCTCAGGCCACGCGGTGCCAGATGTGCACATAGTAGGCGGCGGGCTGCACGGTGGTGCTGCGTCCGTAGATAGCGTTGGACTTGGACGCATCAAAAGATACGGTGCAATTACTGCCGTATGAACCGCCTTCGTAACCAGCCAAACCGCCATTGTTTGTGTTTATAGAAAGAGCGCCACTGTTAGATAAATTTGGGTATGCTGTGCTCGCCACACCAGAGAATGAGCCCTTGAGGTTCGGCAGACCGGCTTTCACCGTGGTGCCTGCTGCGTGGGTGCTGGACGCGCCCATCAGCACTCGCTCGGACGCGATCTCCTCCCAGCTGCCGCCGAACAGTGCGGCGGGGCTGGTGGGGTCGGTGCTCTGGTAGATGCTGCCCACCGGGTAGGCCGCCAAAGCGCTGTCTGCAGAAAGGGTTCCGTCCGCATCGACCGTCAGGCCGCTGCCCACCTTCACGCCGCCCAGCGTGGTTGCGGTGGCAACGGGAAACTTGATGTTTTTCACTGCATCGCCGGTAGCCTTTCCGTCAGCCGGAGCCCCCTCAACGCTCAGCGTCTTGTCGGTGCTCACGATGGCCGCAGCCCTGTTCGCGCTGTCTTCGGCAGAAGCGGCAGAGCTTCCCGCACTCTTTGCGTCTACGGACGCCGACTGTGCGCTTTGGGCTGCGTTGATGGCGGCGGAATTTGCTCTAGATGCCGCCGAAACGGCTTCTTCTTTTGCGTTAATCGCTCCCGCAACAGTGCTCAGCTCGTTTAAGGTGGCTGCATTGATTGGTGTTCCTTCTTTTGTTGGCTCGTCATTTCGGATAAGAGTGACAATTTCGGATGTTCCATCCGACTTTACCATTGTCCATCGACCCGGATATTTCGCTACACGGTCTTCAAAAACCATATTGTCCCTCCCCAGTCATATATTCGCCAGAAAATGTAACGTATGTTCTAGCGAGCGTTTCAATGTCGAACAAAATTTGCTCAATTTGATTCATCGTTGAAAAATCGAGTTTATTCATGCTTTCTGGCGTATTTGCAATACCAAATGGGCCAGAGCATTTAGCACGAATGGAGTTGATGTTAGAAAGCCAGCGTATTGCATCGGAGACTTTCATATATCCATCGACTGTCCAATCTGTCCGAACAGAAACGGATGCACCGACAATGACGCCAAGCTCTTGAATGCCGGATTCTATACGGTTGAAATCCGTATAGTTTAAAGCGCCCTTCATACCGGCAAGCCATTCCGATTGTTCAGCTTTTGTCCACGTGCCTGTTCTCGCCTTTGCTGTGATTTCTTTTACGTGGTCAACATCTGATTGCGTTCGGTCTGTAATCCATTGGCCCATAAGCTACTCCTCTTCAATTCTTCCTTGATATCCAACCTTCAAATTCTGAGGGACGGTGAATGCCGGTCGGTAGCATTTGTAATTACCATCGCCAGAACCAATGCAGTCGAAGTAAGACAATTCGTTTCGATTGTCTGAACTTCCGAGGTGAATCTTGTCATAATACACCGAAACCACAATGGAACGATAATAGATACTTCCGACAGAAGAATTCATCCCCCACCATTCGAGGTGAGTAATAGGGGTTCTTGTCCATTGTTGATACGCGAATGTTGTGCCGCCGTAAGTATAGAACGGTCCTTTGGAAAGTTCTTTTGCGGTAGGTAGAGTGCTCCCTTCTGCGTTGCATCCATATCCCCACATTTGACTATCATAGCTGCTGTTATCATCAGGAAAATCATAATCTATTTCTTTCGCGGAAGGTAAAAACACGCTACGAGATAGCGTAGACACGGCAGAAGGCTGATATTGTCCAGAATCGTTCTTTTTAAACGCGGGAGTGTAATAGAAGGTGGTTTTCCCAATTTTTTCTTGCATGAAAGCAGAAAGAGACTTTTTAAAGTTTCCATTCAATAATGCATCAATGGTGCTTTTTGAATATTCCGCAGGGGTTGTCTTTTTGCTATCCCACGCAAAATCCTCTATACCGTCACCAAAAATCGAATCTTTATGTACCAAAAGTGTTCTTCCAGTCCCGTTTAATTCAGACTCATAATTATGCTTTGACACAAGAAAAGCGGTATAAACACCAGCAATCGAAACATAAACGGTGTCGCCTTCTTTGAAGTTTGAAATTTCATCAGCAGTTGTAATGGCGTTACAAGAAGCAGAAAGACTTGCGACTGTAGCTGTGATCGTTGCCGTTCCACTGTGTAAATACGTGACTTTGCAGACGGATACACCGCGTTCGTTCTTGATGACATTCAGCTCAACGATACCAGCAGGAAATGCATTCCAAACAATAACAGGGGAATCAGCAGATGCAGGGGCAAGCGTTGCAGTGAGCGTGATCGTGTCGGAAGGATGTAAGTAAATCTCAGAAGCGTCGATTTGTAACGAATCAACGTCTTCAATCATATACCCGGTAACGGAGCCCTTGAAGCTGCCATTAAACGTGTAAGAAACGTCTGTAATCAGCAAGTTAGAAGAATATCCAAACTGATGATTGAGCTTGACAAAATCAAGAGCGTCGTTGTGCGGGCTTGCACGATAAGACAGGGTAGCTTTTCGACGATTGGAAAGGACTTTATAGCTTTCAGTTAGAACATTTTTTGGCTGGGAGACAATGGAAGAAGAGATAAGTGCATTGTTTACACTTTGCGTAACGCCATCGCCCGTAGCACCGCTCGGATATAACGACGAAACCCCATTTAGAGAATAAGAGATGTTTTTTAACTTATTAGAAAAAGTGATTTCCGGATACTGATAATCATTGATTTCAGTGATTTCGTAAATGTCAGATTTGTTTTCAGGAAGGTACGGAACTCGGTCAATCCGAATCTCACCGTTTCTTGTCTGATACAAAGCCATACCGGCTGCGTTAGCAGAAAGCTGCAGCACATCAGCGTTTTTATACGAAGAATTTCCGTTACTAAAATCAGCTGTATAATCCTTCAAAGATTCATTGATGTAATAGCTGATACCGGAAACATCAAGAAGTTCCAAAGCGTCATAACACATTTCGTATAAAGTTCCGCTTTTTCTTCCGGTGTATGGTGAATCGATTAAAAATGCCAAAGCATCACGAGCTTCAAAGGAAGCGGTAATGCCATTAGAAGGAATACTCCAGCTAGAAAGGTAAAACTTGCCTCCGTTAATCCATTCAGTCTGTCCGTCTAAGTCCATGCCATACTTTACAAAAACAGCTTGGCGCTCATACAAATATTTGTAGAGACCGTCTGGGTTGATAGGATTCCATTTTTGGTTGCTGTTATCAATGGAAAAAGAAATCGAATCCTTAGAAAGCTGGCCGGAAATTGGGTCGCGCTTTGATTTATGGGAATACGACAGAAGGTCTGTTTTGCTAAATCTCACACGCTGTCCAAATTCCACCTGCGAGATACGAGCTCTTCGGTTTGGAACACACCATTCAAGAACCTCAACAACAACCGAATCATAATTGGAAATTTCAAATTCAATTGAAGTTTCGACGGAATCGTTGTTGTCAATTTGCTTTTCCAAAAGAAGAGCGATTCCTTTGTAAGCGGAGATCTTAAATGATTTTGCCCACTCATTTAAAATTTCAGACCAAATGATTGTTAGACCCGGTATTTTTTCTTCGTGGATTTTACTAAAAGAAAATGTGATGGTTGGATGATTGAAGCTTGATACGCATTCACCGCTTACATAGCCGCATTCCTGATACGGTTCGGAATCTGGAACGATACCCAGACTTCCATCCAAAACCCAAAAATTAGTTTCGGCAGTCGCATAATTTCCGGAAGCGGAAATGTCTAGATCGGTGATGGATGCCACATTGCTAAACACGGTTTGCGAACCTGAACTTGCAATAGCGTCCGTTTGCGCCGCATCATCAGCTGCATGATAAGTAATCTGAATAAAAGTTTCAGGTACAAGCGTATTATTATATTGTGAAAGCCACTTATCGGACGGCTTTACGGACATATAAAATCACCACCTTTAGACCTCAACTAGGCTCAAAGAACAATCCGTCCAGCCCATCACATTTCCGGTGTTTGGGCCCCTTCGCCACATTCCGGCCGTTCGGTCGGAAACATACATCTGACGTGTGGAATAAGAAGCTGTTGCTTGATTGTAAAATCGTACCGTGCAATAAAAGTTTCTAGTGAATGGGCCGATAACGGAAGCCCATTGTTTTGCGGTAAGGTAATTCCACTTGAGAGCCACTTTTGCAACATCGTGTCGAACCACAGAACCGACAACCTTGCCTTGCACATTGCGACCAGAATCAACGATGGTTGAAGTCGTTGCGCTATAAGAGGAAGGCTCTGGCAAATCTACGCCGTTTACTGATACAAGAGCTTGCATAATTCACCGTTCCTTCCTTAATAGCTATACACTTCCGTCCCCATAATTTGCACGCCACGGTCAGCCTGCTGCTTTTCGACTGAAGCAGTAATCTGCTTGCCGTCAATGAACAGCTTGACTTCCATGCCACCGGTAATTTCGTCTCCATAACGCTGGAAAATATCAAGAAACGCATTATAGCAGCCGTTGTAAACCGCGCCTTGCAGGTCAGAAGAACTTGTTGCTCCGGATGATGTATTGCTGTAGTATCCGCTTGCAGAAGTGGTAGAACCTGTAGAAGCATCGTATTCAGGGGTTCCGACGTAAGAAGAATTGTCAGTTGAATATTTGCCGCCAAGATTGCTCACAATACCCGCAATCGCAGCTCCTAAGGCAATTGCGGCTGCGCCCACAATAAGTGCTACAGGAATGCCGAAAACTGTAGACGAAAGCGCACCGGCAATAGAAGTAAGAAGGCCAACGAACGCAGAACCAACAGTTCCAATCAAGCCACCCATTGCGGCAAAAATTTCAGGAAAAGAGCTTACAAGGCCACCGAAAAGGCCTTGACTGATTGCGATGCCGGTGGTAGCTAAAGGCACCTTCAATGCGCTAATTGATGCAGAGATCGTAGTTCCAAGATTGGAAACGCTCTTTACGATATCTCCAAAATTGTTTGTGATACCGCTCCAGATAACCTTGCCAGCTTTTAACGCTTCAGTAAACAGGGTTTTGGATGCATCCTTTAAAATTCCAGCAATGTTGGAAATAAAGCTTTGTGCGTACGCTTTTACCTGATTTTGGTTTTCCTCTCCCATCGCTTGCCAGATAATAGCAGCAGCAGTCGTACCAATCGTTTTTAGGTCGCCGTTCTGCACAGCATTCCAAAGATTCTGCACCGTGCCGAAGAAATCATTCTGCAAGCCGGAATCAAGCTCCTGCCACTTGCTTTCCAGACCGTTGAAGAAGCCATCAACGAAATTCGTTGCGGTGGTCGCACCATAGTCAATCATCTCGTTGCCCTTCTGTTGAACAACGTTTGCCAGATTGGTCATAGCTTGTTCAACGTAAGGAAGTGCTACAGTGATACCGTTCGCAAGGCCTTGGTCAATAAACTCGCCAAAGCGTTCAAACAGGGCAGAAGGAGAGTGGATTTCAGTGTCGTTCGTAAACTTATCAATAATGGCTTTTGCAAGTCCACCAACAGTTTTCTTTGCATTCTCAATGCCTTTGTTGATACCATCAATCAAGCCCTGAACAATGTTTTTGCCATAGTCTAAAAATTTTGCGGGGAGATTTTTGATCGTATCAACCAAACTGTTCCAAGCTTTGTCCCAGTTTTCTTTGAATCCGGCCCACTTCTGGTTCCACCACTCGCCAACGCCTACAAACCACTGCTTTAAGCCCGCACTCGCTTGATCAAGCGCCTGAATTGGATGCTGAACAAACCCGGGCAGGCTTTCCCATGCAGTCTGAAAATTAGTGCTAAATCCTTGCCACTTTTCATTCCACCACTCGCCAACGCTGACAAACCAGGTTTTTAAGCTCTCGCTTGCCTTGTCGAGAGATTCTGTAATTTTGTCCCAGTTTTGATAAATCGCAATGCCGACATCGGTCAGACCGCCAACAATCAAACCGATCAGTGCACCGATGCCTGTACCAATCGGGCCTCCAAGAGAGCCGATAATTGCACCAATGCCTGCACCAGTCATTGTCGAGCCAAGCGGAATCAAAATTCCGTTTAACGTGTTTAAGCCATTCTTAACAGCATCGTAAACGCCCGTTACAAACATAGGTATGCCGGTTACTACTCCGCCAACCGCTGCTCCAATAATCGCGCCAGCAGTAGAGCCGCCAGCCGCTTTAATGGCCGCTCCAACAGCAGTATTGCCAAAGCCGGTCACGATAAACTGAGCAATTCCTTTGCCAAGAATGGCTGCGCCTGTAGTTCCAATCAAAGCGCCAAGAACAATTTCGGCGAAATTCTTTCCATTTACGCCATTTTCAATCGCGTCTTTAATGCCTGTAATTTCAAGAACGATGCCCACCGCAAAAACACCAAGACCCAAAACAATGGATTTCAGTGCGTTCATTTTGGAGATAGCGTCCACAATATCCGTAATAAGATTTGTAAGCTTCCAAGCGGCAAGAGCGGTTGCTACAGTCGCTATAAGAGGAAGCATAGCCTTGATTTTCTGCTTGATGGCATCAATCTGCTTTGCAAACTCTTCGTTGTACTGCTTGAACATATCGTAGCCGGACAGGTCTACGTCACCCAAGATGTTGCCAGCGGATGCACCGCTACCAGAGCCGGAGCTTCCCTGTGTAGGGTCAATGATGTTCAGTTCATCAAAGCCCATGGTGTAGTCCTTGAGGGCTTTGGTGGCTTTCTTTGTCGAATCGGTTGTGTTATCCATTGCGTCACCGATGCCGCCAACGCTATCAGCGCTCTTGGTAAAATCAGTGAACACGACCTTCACACCCATCAGCTTTGCCACCCATTCAACGAACTCTCGAATGAGCTGTACGGCGGCAATCAGCGGGGGAAGAATGGATTTCATGGCAGGGTAGAGCAGAGAGCCAACAGACTTCGCCAGCATATCCAGCTGCGCTTTCAGAATCTTAATCTGGTTTGCAGGGCTTTGGATGGTCTGTGCAAGGTTGCCCTGCACATTGGCAGTCTGCTTCATAATGGCAATGTAACGCAGAACTGCCTTATCTGCCTGAGACAGACTAGATACCTGTTTGTTAAAGCCCAAAGCAAGAAGTTCCTGCTGCAACCGTGCCTGAGACAGATCAACGCCCAAACGACGGATAGGCTCAATCTCGCCAGAGATTGCGGAAGACATTGCGGTAAAGGTCTCTGCAACGTTCTTGTTCCAATAGGAGCCTTCGTCATAGGCAAGCTGGGTCAAATTCTTGGACAGAATATATGCTTTGTCGCTGGTCAGACCAAACGAAGTACCCAAGCTCTGGATAGTAGCCATGTAAGTCATCGCTTTGGTCGGATCAACGCCAAGCAAGCCCTGCATCTTGCTAATGAGCGTATCGGCTTCACCGCTCAGATTGGCCATAGCATTATGAAACAGGTCTGTTGCTTCATAAAAGTCATTGAATTTCGCAACAGCGTTGCCAAGATACTCAGCGATAGCTTTCAACGAAACCAGCTTTGCCATGTTCCGCATAAAGCCGTTCATCTGATTGGACAGACTGAGATAGCTCTTGCGCTGCTTTTCGTTGGCAGCAGTCACACGGTTTGCCTGTGTGACCACCTTGCTCAACTGCGGGGGGAGCTTCGCAAAAGCGTTGCCCACCTTGTCAAGCTGAGACGCAAGGGGAGCAAGAGCAGCAGAAATCTTTTGGCAAGAGCTTGCAAAAGAATCAAGGTCTGTCGCTTTCAACTTATCGGTCAGGTCAGGAACCTTTCCGATCGCATTGAAAGCACTGCCAAGAGATTTAAGGTTCGATGCGTCAAGAATGGACAGCGGAGCCAAAGCGTTAGTAAGTTGAGTAATGCTTCCAGACATGGAGTAGAAGTCCACGCCGTTCAAGCCAGACACAGCCGCAGGAATCTTCTTGATGGCATTCACGACCGTGTTGATGCTCTTTGCGCTTGCGGTCGTATTGGCGTTGGAAAGCCCATTCAGAAAGCTGGTGATTTTGTCCAGCCCGGACATTCCAGCGGATGCCTGTTTCAGTGTTGCAATGGAACCGGCCAACTTGTCAAGGCTGTTCACAACCTTTGTGACGTTGCCTTTCGTCCGCAAATTAGAAATGGCAGTAGTGAGCTTGTCGATATTAAGCTCTGCGCCCTGCGATTCCGCAGAAATCTCTACGGATAAGCTCGTAATATCAACATCAGCCATCACTACCACCATCACTTTCCATCATAGAGAACATCGTTCTCTTGATTCGCTCCTGCGCCTCAACTGCGCGTTGGTATTCATACTCGTCTTTCTCCTTTTGAGTAAGGGGAAGCGGTCTATCCATGTACTTGATCGGCTTAGACCCTTTCTTTCGGAACATATTGCCAACCGTAGAGGAAAGCGCAGATGCCATGTAAAAGCCATTTCTCCACGCTTCTATGTTGGCTCTGCGTTCCCGCAGCTCCTCTGCGTCACGGTAGACCCTCGCTAGCCAGACATCGCCGTACCAAAACTGGTCATAGGTCATGCCGATGGAGATGTAATAGGCTTCTACATCATGGAACAGCTTGGAGAAGGAGAATGGCTCTCCCTCTTCGTCTGCTTCCTGAGATTGTGCAGTTACACAATCTCCCACGTTGCGTTTTTTGCGGTCTTGTCCTCAGTGTCAGTTGCCAGCAGGGACTTGGAAGCATCCACGAACATCTCAAGCAGAACGCCCATCAGGTCTTCCTTATCCTCGATGTGCTGAAACATCTCATCCACGACCTTGCGCTTGATGCCCTTGTTCCGTGCGATGAAAGCGCCGTAGAACAGGGCACGGGAGTTGGACAGCAGATTGGTCATCTGGGTGTACTGGCCAATCTGAAAACCTGCGCGTTCAGTAGCTTCCACGCTGTCACGAGTGAAGGTCAGCTCGTAAGTGTTCTTGCCATCGGGGGAATGAAAGTTGATAACCTTAGCAGCCATAATAAATGCTCTCCTTTATAAATAGGGGCAGAACCAAATCCGTTGTTCAGTTCTGCCCGGTTTGATTGATTCGATTTTTGCGGTTTAGCCGCCATTGACAGTCAGGGTCTCGCTGAACTCAGGCTTCTTGGTGAAGATGCAGTTAATGGTCATTTCCACAACCTCGTCCACGCCAAAGCCGGACAGACCAACCTGATGCATACCCTGCCAAGTGAAGCCGGAGCCGTCCTGCATCTTCAGGGCGTAGTACTTCACGGCGTTGCTCTCGGAAGTCTCATCGTAGCCAGCTTCCTTGACCTTCTTGTAGTCAGTCTTGTTGTAGTTGGCGGTGAAAGACTTGGTGTCACTCTGGATAATGCCAAAGATGTTGACCTGCATAGGGTCAGACAAAGTAGTGGCATCCAGAAGGTTCGGCTCGGAGATCAGGTCGGGCACATCCTTGATGTCGCACAGCTTCGTCAGAGCGGTTGCGCTGTCGCCACAATACAGGGTGGTATTCAGACCGGAGATAGCAGTACTCATAGAATGTTTACCTCCTTAGTTTCGGTAAATCATTCCGTCCTCTCCGATTGTTGCCCCGTAGCTGCAATCAATCCGATAGACGGAATTGTTGTACAGCCCATTCAACGGGGCAAACGATTTTCGATAAAATTTAAGTGGTTCAAGAACAGAATCCACGATGCCAACAATGGAGCGTGCTTCTGCAATGCGCCCGGTGTTCTTATTGGAGTAGACCCGCACGCGAAGGGAGACGGCAGCGTACTTGCTGTGACCAGCAGAATCAATGTGTACAGGCAGATTGCTATTTTCCTCTATCTGCACACACGGAAACTTTTTGACATTGCTGTCATTGATTTCACCAGTGACAAAGATGCCGGGCACTTGCTTTCGCAGTTCCTTAGCAACAGCCGTGAAGACAGAATTGAAATAATCGATCAACTATTCCAAACCTCCCTCCACGTTGCTTCAACTTGAGAAGCCATTTCCTCAACAGCCCCCCACATAGCCATAGCTGGTTCGTTGCCATCGGTGTAATTCAGCTGGCCTTTGCCATCCACCTGTTTAACAGGCGTTCCAGCATTGCCGGATTCTCCGTAGTAGTACCATCTGCGGTTTGCGCCTTGCCCTTTGCCGTAGGAGCCATGCGCACCAACGCCGGGCGGCAGTTCACCGCCATATCCGTTGTGGTGTGCGCCAGTGCCAAACTCGATGAACGCAACTGCCTTTCCGCGCGCTACGATTGCAAAGCCATTTGGCGTTTGTACTGGGTCGTGCTCAACTGTTACGTCATTGTCGCCAGCATACTGTGCGTTAGCAAACCGCACAGTTGCAACGTCAATGCCTTTTTGCGCTAGCGCCTTTGCAAACTCCTGCGCCTTTTTGTTCAGGGTGGCCTTGTACTCCTGTATCTGACGTTCCGCATCACGAAGTCCGGCATCGCTCAACCTCACTTTAATTTTCACTTGCAGCCACCTCTTTCAGCGCATACTTCGTGTCTGTGATATGCTCTGCGACCTTGACCACAGTGTAATTGAAGGGCTTTGAAACGTCCGTCTGAAACCAGACGTGTGTGCCCTCATAAAGCGGCGTGTTGCGCTTTTTACTGGACGAACTGACAATATAGCTGTAATCCGTGAATGCTCCAAAAGGGTTTGCTTCCGCAGAACCAGTAGGCGGGCTGACATTCAGCATCAGCTTTGCGGGGGGGCTCCACGATTCGTATGCGGATTCGCCAGTCTCGTTTCCCCACTCGTCCACAACAGGCGTTTTCTCGCCGACCTGGTTTGAATACCACAACGGGCGCTTGTCCAGCGGGCTTCCATTGAACATCAGCCGATAACACCTACTCTCGGAACCACTTCATTCAGCAGGGACTGTGCCACATCGGAGCTTTCCCACACACGAGTAATGCCATTGTTGGTATAGCTCGTCTGTCCGTTTGCGCCGATGTGGTTGTACAGTTCCGCTGCAATGCGTATCTGCAACGACTGATACTGCGAGGGCAACTCGTCCGGTCTGCTGCCGAAAGGGTAGCCCTGCGCAAATATCTTGTCTTTGGCGAAATCAAGCAGCAGGTCGAAGAGTGGGTAGTCCTCGTCCGTGATTTCACGGTCAAGTGCAGGGGCGATGTACTGCCCCAGCTTAACTGCCGCTTCGGAATACTGGTCTCCCATGCCGCTTTCCTCCTTTCGCCTTAGTAAGCCTTGATGCAGTACACAGCGTCCATGCGCTCAAAGGACGGCAGGACGATTTCGGAAGCATAGACGTTGGCGTTGACCGGGTGAATGGTCAGCTCAGTGGTAATGGCAACGCCGGTGTTCACAATGGACACGGATGCACCAGACTGACCGGACATCAGATCAGCTTCCTCGGGGGTAGTGCCATACCAAGTCGTACCGAGTTTGCCATCGGGAGCCAGAACAACATAACCGTCAGGAAGATACTTTGCAGTGTCACCGCCACCTTCAGGACGATACTTCTTGTTGTAGGTGAAAATTTCAAGGCCGGTTGCCTGACGAACAACTTCCTTTGCTTCATTCGCAGTAAGAACGGAAGTGGTTCGATTGTTGATGGTAAGGAATCGGTTCTTTACCTCATCGGTGGCAATCATCTTCGCGAGCGTGGCCTTGTTCATAAAGACACGAGTGACTTCTTCACCAGTTGCATCATTGACAGCATCGGCCGCAGCAATCAGGTCAGCAATAGGAGTGGCAGAAGCAGGGGTGTCCCACTTTGCGGAAGTGGTCAGTGCCTTGTAATTGTTCTTTTTCCACGTTCCATCAGGGTCGTAATTGTAAGTGTAGTTCACACCGTTTGCCTTGATGGTAATGCCGGGAGTGCCATTTGCAGGAGCCAGCAACTGCCAAATCATGCGTTCGGGCACGATACGTGCACCAGTGACGAGATTACTCACGTCATCATAAATGCGCTTCATCACATCACGGGCATAGGGGTCGTTGCTGTCCAGAACACGCAGGATTTCCTGACGGTCTTTCTCACCCAGATGGTAGCCCTCACGGAAGAACGGCATCTCGGTCTCATCGAACTTGAAGCCTTCACGGGTGCGGAACGTAGCCTTTGCGTCAAATGCGCTGGGCATCAGGGACACGCCAACGCCCTTGTGACCACGAATCCACTTCAGGTCAAGACCAGCCTTTTTCTGAGCGGGGAACAGTGCGTCAGATGTGAAAGGCATCGCGTTGGTAGGATCATTCGTCCAATAGGCAGCAACCGCAGCCGGGGCAAAGACTTCCTTAAGATTCAGTGCCATGTTGTTTTACCTCCTATTAAGCGTTCACGCCGATGTTGTCACGGCAGAAGATGCCGGGGACGGCGGTCTTGAGTGCCTTGATTGCGTCAGCGTCAAAGGTGAAGCCGGAACTTGCTGCTGCCTTCTTGGTGTCGATAACACCACGAATCAGCAGGGCAGCGTTGGGGTTCTCTGCCGGGTCAACGTCATACAGCAGGATGCCGTCAGCGTTGATGGTCTTAGAACCAGTATCGCCAGCAGCAACAGCTTTCTTGCCAGCCAGCGTCATGGGATAGCCAGCCTTAACCGCAGCAGCTTCGGTCACGGTAAAGGGGATGGCAGTGTAGTCATTGGAAGCAAGGATGGTATCGTTGATTCCGTTGACCGTGTTTCGGGTAAACTTCATGTTTTCCTCCTTGTTAATGGAAAGCACTCATTGCGTCACTCGATGCCTTAGAAGCGTTTGCGTTCTGCTGCGCAAGGCTCTTAGCAAACGCCACACCTTCGCTGTCAGAACCGCCCTTGCCATCCGCACCCGGAGGTGTGGGCATATCCTTCAGCAGGGAAGCCTTGTATGCGGTGTCGTGGGCAGTCATAAACTCCGACTGGAACTTAAACACCTTGTCCATGTCACCGTCAGCCAGTGCAGATGCAGCCTTGTTAGCAAGTTCAGCGTCATAACCCTGTGCAACGAACTTCTCACGGTAAGATGCGAGGGTCTTTTCCTTGACAAGATTCTCCTTGTCGGCAGTCAGGGCTTCAATCTGCTTCTGCATCTCTGCCAGCTTGTCAGCCTGTTCCTGTGCAGCGTTCTCGTCATCGGTACGCTTTGCCTTGAGCTGCTTCTTGTACTCAGCAGCTTCGCCGTTTGCTTTCGTCACGGCGTTACGCAGCTTCTCAACCTCTGCGCTAGGGTCTGCAACCTTTTCAAGCGCAGAAATGATTTCGTCGGCGGTCATGCCCTCTTTGTAAGCATCACCAAGCAACACATTGAGTTTCATATCGTTAATTTCCTCCTGCGTTTTTTTACCGTTGCTTCCCTGCAACGCTGCGAAATTTGTATCCCGGCTTCCCTGCCGGAATATATCAGCCCGCTAATGCGGATTGATTTTTAGTTGATTAGTTCCCCTGCGCCGTTGTAAACCAGTTCTGCTTTCGCAACATCAGGAGCGGCGAAAACGGTCGGAACAAGATAGACCGGAACGCCATACAACTTTGCAGCATCAATTTCTACAGTACAGCCGTTATACTGAAAGGCGTTATCGCCGCAAATGCCGATAAAATAATCAGCCTGTGCGAGAAGTTCGATGCTCTTTCCAAGATACCAAAGCCCTTCAGTTCTACACTTAGGCGGGTTATCTTCAATATAGGTTGGGATAACCTCAAGGCTTTCGCCGTACACTGCTTCGGCAATCTTGTGCAAACGGTCAAACGTCATCCGAATATTTTCTTCCGACCGATTCTTCATCGGACAGGAAATAAACAGCTTCTTCATTTTTGCTCTCCTTCCTTTGCATCAGCCTGTTCGTTGACCATTTTATTAGCGTCAACAATATGGTCTGTCGGCTGTCCCTGTGGTTTCGGTGCTTTCCCATCCTTGCCTAGCTTTCCAGCGGCAATCAGGAAGGGCTTGCTCATTTCATAAGCAGCCTGTGGGTCAGGGAACAGACCGGGCGTAGTAAACGCCAACTGCGGGTCAATGGTCTGCTGCAACATCTGTGCAAAAATCTGAACCTTACTCTGCTGGTTGTCGTACTGACGGCGGGGCAGTTTGATATTGATGTCGCTTGCCATCAGCTTAGAGCCAGCCGTATCACGCAGGATTTTCAGCATCACAGACAAGCTTTGGCGTTCCGAAAACTTGAACATATTCTCGTACTGCTGCGCCCTTGCTTCTGTGTGATTCCAGCCGTTGCGGACGATAACTGCGCCCACGTTGTCAGACGTTGCGTTCTCACTGCCAGTTGCACTAGGCATGGCAGTCAGGCTGCGGTACACGTTCAACATGGAATCAAGCAGGGTCTGGCTCTGCTGCTGGTCAAGCTCGTTTGCAATCTGCTTTACATCAGCGGCAAGACCAGCGGTAGACTTGATGGACATTGCGCCCATCTGCTTAACAGCATCCAGCGCTTCCTTGTCCACAAGACAGTTTACAAACACCAAGATGGACTGGATGAATTGCTCAACGCCGTCCAGACGGTTGCTTTCAAGATTGTTGATGGCATCCAGAACAGGGATAGCCGGTTCAAACAGACCCATGCGCTCCGGGTTCAGCTTGTATTCGACCATCGGCAGCATCCCTAGAGAGTGGTTCTCCGACTTTGTGACCTTGCCGTTGTCGATTTCAAAATACTTGTTTGGTGTATACACGCAAATCAGGTCGTTCAGGTCGTTCTGATAATTACGCGGGATGTGCAGCACGTTGGCAATCGGTTTGTGACCGATGCCGGAGTTGTAAATCACATACGCCATGTCGGGGTCGGGAACGTCCACCAGCAGGGGTGTTTCGTCCGGGTAGTTTCCGCTGTACCCCCTGTCAGGAAGAACAATGCGGTATCCCTGTCCACACTCTAACATCCACTGCCAGAGCCGCCGATCAAGCGCATCCTTGCCCTCGTACTGCAAGGCGTTGGACAGGCGGGCGATTTCCTCACCGTCACCAGTTGCCGTTTCAGACCGCACATAAGAGCAGGGAGTGCCGCTCATGTAGCCTGTGTAGAAGCCCACGCACTCGTTGGCGTGGTTCTCTACAATGCGGTTGGTGATTTCAGCATGGTATTCCTTTGTGCGAAGGAGGACAGGTTGACTGCCCAAGTAGTAGTTGTGCAAAAAGCGAATCTCATTCTTGTTCAGCAGATGAATAGGCTCTGCTTTGCCCATTACCACTTTCAGTACATTTTCCCGATTGATTTCCGTTTCCGGCGTTTCAATCGGCCTGCGTCCGGTCAGCGGATTATTCAAAAATCCGCCAACGACCATTTGATACTCAGCCATGTGTTCCTCCTTTCCGGCAAAATAAAAAGCGCAGCAAGACAAACCTGTTAAGGTCTATCTCACTGCGCCAAAACTGCGCTTCAAAAGCTATTCACTTTTCCGGTGGATGGATGATTTTCACCCATCCTTCCCTTGTGTCTCCTTCGATAACGCCCTTGCATCTGTCGCACTTGAAATGGTATCGTCCGTCCACTTCGCCAAGATAGCGATTGCAGCGGACGTTCTTATAAATTGGGTTTTGACGGATACAAGGACAACAGATTCTAACTAGCATGAGCGCTCCTTTCGTTGGATTTTTGGAAACAGGCTGTTTGGCACAGACCCGTCAGAAGCCACCGGGAAACTGTTCGCACTTCCGGTCATGCTATTCTCCGCCCGGAGAAAGCCATTGCAGCCTTTGCATTCAGTTGTCGGACAGACGTAAACGGGTCAGCTGCAATTTTGGTGCTGCATAATGGATTTGAACCAATGTATGTCCGGCAATGCGTCGGGTGCTCTAGTCCTGAGCTAATGCAGCATAGAAACCCGGCTTAATTGTTTAACCGCTGCTCTTTGCAATGTCATGCCTAAACATTACATTGAGAGCCGGGAATAGCGGTGGAGGTTTTGGAGAATAAGTCCATGCAAAGCTAGGTAGTTAGTTGTGCTGCGTAACGGAATTGAACCGTTGCTTGCCAGCCGTGGGGGAGACAGGCTGGCACTCCCCAAACAATTGGAAACGCAACATATAAAGTCCGGTGAAGGCGAAAGAGTGAGAAAACCTTCACCGGTGAAAGGAGGAATATGCTTGTTGACACGCACGCGAGTAAAATGACAAAACCCCGCGTGCAAGCTATTCCTTAAGGGAAGCTGCAAAACTTCCTGCGTACATTATAAGCCTTGTCAAGTGGTGAAATCAAATAAATAGACCCAGCGAACACAATATATTGTGTTTTTAATCAAAAAGGCCTCTTGACAGGCTCAATTTTACTGATTCCGTTATACAATTCATCGGCAAGCTGTGCCAGACTGTCCGGGGCATCATCGTGTGGAACTTTGCCAAGCTGCGTGAACATCGTCACCTGTTCCATGAACGCCTTGTACTCTTTCGACTGGTGCTTTTCGTCAAGGAAGTAAAACCGTTTGATATCCGGCGCATACTGGATGATTCTTGACAGCTTGCTTTGACCGCTTGGCGCACGTTGGCTACGGACGGAACAGTGATACCCCTGCTGCCGAAGCTGACTATCTACCACGTCACAGTATTCATCACCGCCGTTGTTGGCTTCGCCACGCACCACGTTGATTTTGTGCTGGATGATTTTGCCCACGACTTCCGGTCTAGTCACGGTCTTATCGCCGTTATTAAACACAAGGTCTGGGATGAACACAGCATCTCCGTACACATAGGCGATAGGGCAGGCGGTGAAGTCACCGCCGCCCCATGCAATATCCATGACCATGAGCTTGCGATCAGGCTCACCGTCAGGCAGAACGCCATTGAAATACCGCAGTTCGTCAGCAGGGAACAGCAAGCCTTCACGCACATAGGGCTTGCCCATGTACTTTGCCCACCATGTTGCATCGTCAATGCTGGCTTTCATATCGGCATAGTAGGCATCGTCAAAACCCACGCCGTAGTCATAATTGAAGTTGCTGTGTCCGTTCTCATCTACCGCAGGAATTACACGGAATCTGTACTTTGGGTTGTCTGCATACTGGTTCTGGATGCGTCCCAGAGGGTCAAGCACGTTCCAGCGGGTGCCGACCATCAGCTCTAAAGCGCCTTGCTTTTTACGATCTTTCAGCTGGTTCAGATAGGCATCGTATTTGTTGTTCAGACGTTCAACATTCAGGCTTTCTTCCAAGTCCTCAATCAAGTCATCACTGTACAGAACGCCGCCCTCACCGATTTCAACAGCACCAGTCAGCGTACCACCAATAGAGCGGCAGGTCAGGGTGGGGAAGCGCTTCTTTCGGTTCAGGTCAACGCTTTCGTCCTTTGCGCTTTTGTCCACAAGCTGAACGTCAGGGAAGATTTTGCCCCAGTTGTAGGTAACAGGGTCGGTGATGATGGACAGCACTTCGCCGTAGAATCCATTGGTCAGTTTGTCGGAATGTCCACTCATAACCGATGCAACGTCAGGACGGTTGCCCATCAGCCATGTGATGAAGAAGATGCACAGGGTGGACTTGCCGACGCGAGCAGGTAGACTAACTCCCAAGAAGTCAATCCGCTTATAAAACAAGTCCTCAAGGTCATCTGCAAGCACTTTCAGAACCTTGCGTCTCGGCTGGTAGAACTTCTTCTCCGGCGCACGGTTCCATTCAAGGTAGATGCAATAGCTGTCGAACACATCTTTTGCTTCAAACAGGTACGTCCGACCGATAATGTCATAGACCTTCGCCACGTCCTCGCCTGTTTTCATCTTACCCATCATGGCTGCGCAGACGGAGCGCAGCTCACCAGAGTATTTGTAGGCATCGAACCGCTTGTCTTGTGGAAGGGCATCTCTCAAGTTCACCACCGCCTGAAACCAGTCCTCATAAACCTGTGCTTCGGTCGGATTCTGCTTTGCATACGCTTTGATGCTGTCGATGATAGCGATACACTGCTTTGGCTGCATAAAAAAAATAGGCACCCCCTACCTGAAAATGTAAAGAGTGCCTACAACTGCACAAAAATCAAATATTCGATTTTATTCTCCCGCTTTGAAATTGTAAATGGGCTTAATGTGTTTTACAATATCAACTGTTGGGGAGATTGCGTTGATGATCTCCTGCGCTGGCTTATATGCCATCGGGCATTCATCTAACGTGGATTCATCGGCTGACGTAGTATAAATTCCGTTCATCTGCTTTTGGTATTCCTCAACGCTGAATGCTTTTTTAGCCGCTGTTCTGCTATATAGTCTACCAGCACCATGCGGAGCAGAGAAATTCCAATCAGGATTGCCCTTACCAACACAGATAAGGCTTCCGTCTCTCATATTAAGAGGAATAATCAACTTCTCGCCCTCTCTAGCAGATACAGAACCTTTTCGGATAATATCATCCGATTCATTGATATAGTTATGAACAGTTTCAAAGAAAGACGCATGGGTCAGCATAGAATTGATTCCAACGCCGTCTAAAATGGTATGCATGATTCTTGCTCTATTCATCCTTGCAAAAGCCTGACAAATCCGCATATCATTAAGGTAAGAATCACGTTCTTCGCCTTCAAGATAGCAAAGCTCATTCGGAATATCAGGGAACTGAACATCCAGCTCTTTGATTTTTTGCGAGATTTCCTGTTCACGACCCTGCGCTTTCAGTTCCGCGATCACACGTTCCGTAGCTTCTTTTCTTTTGTTCTTTCCTTTGATATTTGAGATAGCTACATTTTGATGATACTCTGCGACTTGCTTTCCGAGATTTCGGCTTCCAGTATGGATAACAAGATACTGGTTTCCCTCTTCATCCTCGTCTAACTCGATAAAATGATTGCCGCCGCCCAAAGTACCCATGCTGCGAAGAATCCAGTCAACATTATGTAGGCTATCTTTGCAGTCAAGCTGACTAAGGAAAAAATCCGACATTTTCTGCGATTCGTGAACATTCATTCCAGCCGGAACTCGTTCTCTGATCACTTTATCTAACTTTTTCGGGTCGATGTGTTCAATTCCGAGTTCAGCAACAAGCATTCCGCAACCAATGTCCACGCCCACAATATTCGGAATGACTTTCTTGCCCAAGTTTGCCGTAAACCCAATTACGCACCCGGAACCAGCATGAACATCTGGCATAATGCGAATTTTGCAGCCATCAACAAAGCTCTGATTGCAAAGCGTCAAAATCTGCTCAGACGCTTTGTCTTCAATATTGTCCGTGAACACCTTTGCGGACGCATATTTTCCGTCAATCGTTTTCAATGTATTCTCCTTTCCCGTTTGGTTTTATTCTAGGTTGCAAACAATGTCACCTGTTCTGTTCAGCAATCCGATACCATGTCTGGCGGGTCAAATAATGTTCGCTTGCTCATCAAGCCACGTTTCGCGGTTAAGTCTTTCCTTCTTTTCGATTAAGGTAGGAGTAAACGTTTTATCGCTCTTCCATCCAGCGTATTTCTTAAAATACGCAAGATAATCTTCTGCTATTGCGGGAATGCTTTCCAAAATAAATGTAAGAAGAGCAACTCTCATTTGCCGCTTAAACGTTTCGGAAGGGCCTTCTTTCCTGAAATCAAAAAATATGTTTTCATCATAAAACAAAACATTGCATCTCTTAGATTGGCATTCCAGCATAAATGAAGTGAAATCTTTGCAGTTTACAAAATCGAAAACCGAGCGAAATGTCAAATCTGCATCTTTTTTGATAAAATCCCAATAAAACGGTTTTTGCTTTTCCATGTTGTTCTCCTTTTCTCTTGCCTGTTGGAGAAAAGAATGGTATACTGTGGTTGCACCATTCTTTTTCCTGTTTTGATTGGTTTGGTGTACTCTTAGCGGTGGCTTGTGGTTGGGCTGCCGCTATTTTTATTTGCGTATCTTTCGACACGCTCATACCAAGTGGATTTCCCGATGCCAAGCTGCTTGCAGCACTCTTTCACAGTAATTTCGCCTTTTTGCTGTTGTTTTAATAGGCTTTCAAACTGCTGCTCGTCAACTTGCTTTTCTTGTCTGCCAAAGCTACGGCCTGTTCTGGCCGACACTCTCTTGCCATCAACAATAGGCATGGCAGCTATGCCCTCTGCCTGACGTTGCTTGGTTTTCTTGCGTTCCTGTTCAGCTACTGCGCCCAAAACCTCAATAAGGATGTTATTTACCATTTCCAGCACCCACGTCTGGTCTTGGAAGTCAATAAGCGTGGTCGGAATGTCGAGAATGCGAACAATCACGCCTTTTTCTTTGAACCATTGAAGTTCTCGCTTCATTTCGTCTTTGTCACGCCCGAATCGGTCAAATTCCTTGACGATGACTTCATCCCCAGCCTTGACAGTCTCTTTCAATCGTTTATACTGCGGACGGTCAAAGCTGCTACCTGTCATTTTATCACAAAATACATTCTCGTCCGGTATGTCGAACCGATCTCGTGCGATTTTAAGCTGTCTTGCAAGGCTTTGCTCCTTACTAGACACTCTAGCTAAGAAGTAACGCATTTTTTTCACCCATCACTTGATGTCAAACCCATTTTCGACTTTTGTCTCACGAGGGACTACCATAATCTTGTATCCCATAACCCTTAGTGTTTCATCCAGCTTGTTGACACTAATGTTTTTGTGCCTTAGACGTTCATTCAAGGTTTTAAGCGGAATGTCAAGCATATCACTTAACTTCGCTTGGTTCAATTCCTTCAATTTCAAAATTTCCTTTATCGCTTCACTTGCCGTCATTTTTCTTCGCCATCCTTTCTTGATTCTATTATATCAAGATATTTCTGGATGTCAAGATATTTCTGGACTTTCTTTGCTTGCGCTTATATTATATATAAATATACTCTAGTATGTATTTATACATACTAGAGTAGTATAAGGGTGTTTACTTAGTTAATCACAATCAGGTAGAAAATTTTCTATAATAAGGAGTAATTTTATCAAACTTCATTTCCGTAAAACTTTGGGTCTTGACAAGCATATTTTCACGCTTTATACTTGTTCCAGCGAAAGCGAGGTGATAAGCTTGGCAAGACGGGCAGAAACCTCGGAACGTGATAAGCTGCGCATGATAAGCACCCGGCTCACTGAGAGCCAGATCGCAAGCATGGAAAGCAGCGCAAAGGCATTGGGTATCTCAAAGGTCGATGTTATCCGCATGGGTATCGAGTGGGTGGCATCCTACGTTGAGAACATCAAGGCATAAAAAAATAAGCTACCAGCGAGTACTTTGGACGGTCACGCTGATAGCTTATCCACATCACGAAACGAGAACCTGCAACCACCAAGGGGGCAGTCTCCCTTTTCGGAATCTATTATACCAAAAAGGGCTGCTCTCCGCAAGAGTTAGGAGCAAAAAACATGAACTTTCCCACAACAACCGAAGAATTTCTGAAAACCCTCGCACACGGCAAAGAACCGACCAACGAGGACAGGGAGTACGCAGAAGCGCTGGGTAAACTGTCCGAACTGAACTACCGGGCAGGGTACGAAGCCGGAGCAGCCAAAAACAAGGGATGAATTTTGTGCAAATCTACAAACTTTTAGATTTTGTACAGATACCAGTACTACATTAAGCGTTTGCGTAATTGACAAGCCACAACATATTGCGTATACTGGTTGCACCCACATGAAGGGAGGTGAGTTTATGTACAGTCCTTATCTCGAACGCCACAATCACACATTCACTGTTGCGCTGACCGAACGGCAGTTCCAGTGGCTGAAAGCCTATTGCACCGAACACAAGGTCGCACAGGCCGCAGCCATCCGTGACACGTTCTTTGAGGTGCATCCCATCCCGGAGACCAATGAAAACGAAAAATGATACGCTCGCTTGGGTCGGCAAACTTTAGCGAACGTATCATGTAAACCCTGAGAGAAGCATTCTCTCGCCGTTATTATAGCAGAAAATTGCTTCTCTCACAAGTGAAAAGGAGCTTTTTAATGCAACTTTCTTTGTCTGAGAACATCAAAATCTTCAACAACGCCGAGTTTGGCGAAATCCGCGTTATGCTCATTGACGACGACCCTTGGTTTGTTGGAAAGGACATTGCGGCTGCACTTGGGTACGTCAACACGAAAGACGCTCTTGCAAAGCACGTTGACGAGCAAGATAAGCGTCAGGGAGATGGGGTAGCGTTTTGCGACCCCATGGGTAGAGAACAGCATCCGACCATCATCAACGAATCCGGCCTGTACAGTCTGATTTTCAGCAGCAAGCTGGAAAGCGCGCAGCGGTTCAAGCACTGGGTCACTCACGAGGTCTTGCCGTCCATCCGCAAGCATGGAATGTACATGACCGACAACCTGTTGGAGACGGCCATTGCCAACCCGGACTTCGTGATCGGGCTGATTCAGAACATGAAAGCCGAAAAGGAAAAGAACGCAGCATTACAGACGCAAAACAAGCAGCTCTGTGAGAAGAACGAGGAGATGCAGCCTAAGGCGGACTACTTTGACGACCTTGTGGCGTGGAACGTATCTACTAACTTCCGCTCGACTGCAAAGGAACTGCGCATTCCTGAACGTCTGTTCATCAAGATGCTTATTTCTGACGGTTACATCTACCGTGACAAGAGCAAGGGCATCCTGCCGAAAGCGGGCAAGGGCGACGGCCTGTTTGCGGTCAAGGAATACTGCAACCAGAAGAACAAGCACGGTGGCGTACAGACCAGAGTAACGCCGAAAGGCCGTGAGACGTTCCGTCTGCTCTATGCAAGCATCCGTAGAAGCGTATAACAACCTATAAGAAAAGCCAGTGGTTAGAGAACATCTAGCCGCTGGCTTTTTGTGTTATGCGTTAATCTTGAATGGCAACCACTTCATAAGAGCTATAACCAGTAAATCCACTCAACGGATGAAGCTCAAATGATGCTGTTTGCCCCGAAGCAAGGCCGTCCATGATGTAAGTATACTCACCGCCAACAGGAACTTCATTACCTTCGGTGTCTTTCATTTTGTAAAGGACAACGACCTTGACTGCATTGCTTGTAAACTGGCTGTTGTTCGTAACCTGTCCAGTGAATCGCAAATCATAGCCAGAGCCACGCTTAGAAACATTCGTGACGGCCAGTTCACCAGCACGGATAATCTGATTGGAAGGACTTGCTTCGTGAACGTTCCAGTCCTCTGCGCTTGTCGTATACTCAATTCTTGTCGGCTTAACGCCATCAGAATCAAAAGCGATATAATCGCCATACCAATAAGAATCGCCTTCACCAACCCAGTCCAGCGTTTCAGAACCGGTCTTTAAGACGGAGCCATCTTCGCCGTATACCGTAACATTCAGCGAAACAAAATCGACCGCCCAATCGGTGTTGGGATTTTCAACCAATACAGCGTAGAACACATAGTATCTCGTTTTGCCGTATTCGTACTTGGTTTCAAGATGGCTATGGGATTCTTTGATTGTTATGGGTTGTACCTGCGTTGCATTGATCTCTTCCAGCTCAATAGGAGCAGACCATTCATCAGGCTTTGCAGTTGCCATTGCGCTAATAGGCATAGCAAGCATCATAGCCGCTGCCAGAGCCGCCGCAATGATTCTCTTTCTCATTTTTGACTCTTCCTTTCTTTGGCCAGAATTTTATATAGCGTTTGAAATACCATGTGCCATAAGATACACACCAAAAACCAAAAGAGCAGCGCCGATAATGATGCTCCATATTAAAGCGGCAATCTTTTCGTTCTTTTCTCTCTTTTCTTTATTCTTGTCATTCTTTTGGTTCATTGCAGATTCCTCCCTTTCAAGGCTTGTAAGGCAAGTATAGCACAGAACACAGACCCTTTGTAGGGGTCTTTTTGTTTTTGCGGGAAATTTTGAGGATTGGCAATAGGGGGCGGGGGTTATTTTTGAGCCTTTTTTATTTTTTCGGTGGTGACGGGACTGACCGGGCTGGGCTGGGCGGCGGCTATATACCCCGCCGGTGGAGACCCAAGCCCCCAGCGCACCCGGACGGACTGCACACGACAGGCTGCAGGGCAGGCCGTGCCAAAATACCAGGGCGGGCAAGTACCAGGGCAGACCATGCAAGGCACGACACGCGCCCGGACGCTGGACACGCTGCACCGTTCTGCACTCGATACCAGAGACCGCCCACGCCGGGCAGATCGTACCGGCGGCGGGTGCTGGACTGCCTGCAATGTGTCCGGCAAAGTGTACAATTTCAGACGTTTATTTTTATCCATATTTATATGGATATATTTTGCCAAAAGCATTGACAATCCATATATATATGGATATAATATAATCAGTCCAGATAAATATGGACTACAACCACAATACACCAAAACAGGAGGCCAAAACCATGAAAAACAATAACATTCTTTTCCTTGAATGCCGGGGATGCTATTTCTTTAAGAATGATCCTATTAGCAATTCTTCCGATGTAGGTAACTATAGAGTGGGCGCATACGCGCACCGAATCCACGCAAAAGATGGAAACGATTATATTTTAGAGTTTACCGCATACGATAAAAAAGAAATGCGGGATAAAGCGCTACGAACCGGCAAACCCTTGAAGCATCCAAAATACGAAACAGTGTTAGCGAATGCGCTACATATTAGCACGGAACACGAAAAGCCCGAAAATGGGTATCTTGCATCTTTTGGAAATCTTGAACTTGAAAAAAAGATACACGACAAAAATTTTTTATACACAAAATCTGACATTCTTAAAGCGGTTAATGAAATCAGCATAAAGCAATACAGCAGAATTGTGTTATTATCGAACGAAAAAATTGTAAACGACCTTCAGACAATTTACAATTTGGGCGGATACCGCGAAAAAAACATCCTTGACAACATTGCTGAAATAAAAACAGAACAATACACAAAAGAATATCATGTATATACCTTTATCGCCGAAAACGGCGATACGTTCGACTATGAAGCACTCAGCAAAAGAATAGTGGGATAAAATGGAGGTTCTGAAAAATGATCGCTTTGGATTTTTCGCAGTGGGCAGCCCTCTGGTATGTGGGCGGTATGATCTCTGGCGCGCTTGTTATGATCGCTATTTTAAACAGCTAATAAGGAGGGCTAAACGATGAAATATCATAAAATCAGAGGGGTGGACAAATCCACCTGCACAGCAGAGCAGAAAATCGCCTATAATATGGCGTGGTACATCTGGAACGACTGCCGCTATAACTGGGCTGACTGCCGTACCCGTATCGACTGGAGCGAACAGGAAAACGCAGCAATCCGGGACTATATAGACCACTGGCAGCGCAACTATGCAGAAAAAAATAAAAGATGTGATATTGACAGTATCTTTTGCGCCCTGCGTGCAGGTCTGCACGACTACTTGACCGGCTCCGCACACGTCCTGACAAGCTATCAGGATATTGGAGCGGCATTCCCGGCAAATTATATAGAGGGCTAAAAAATGACATACACGGCAAATAAAAAGGCATACGGCCTGTTAGAATCCCTTGCGTATTGGATGGCCGAGATCTCATATTGCAGGGAAAAAGACCCGGATGACATCGGTTTTTTAGACAAGGCAGATAAAACGATTCATTTTTTGTTTGGTCAGCTTGACCGGGCGGGCGTTCCGTTTTGGGCACAAAACTCAGCGCTTGCAATCGGCGAAAATTGGAGAGAATACGAGCGGCGCAACCTTAGAACGCTATTCACAAATAAAGGAATTTTGGAGGGCTAAAAAAATGACAGACTTAGAGCAAAAATGCAACGAATATCGAGAGTATAAGCGGCTCGCAGAGCAGGCGGAGCAGATGCGGGACAGTCTGCGTGATGAAATCATTGCTATGATGCAGGGAGCGCCGGAGGTTGTCGCAGGCGCTTGCAAGGTGATGTATAAGGACGTGCAAAGTGTCCGACTCGATAGCAAGCTTTTACAGGCCGCGCACCCGGATATTTATGCCGAGTGCAGCAAGCGCACCACCTACAAGCGTTTTAGTGTGGTCTGAGGGGGTGCGACAAGTGATATTTTCCGCTATCCTGTTCGTTTTTTGGTTTTTCTCAGCGCTGTTTAAAGCGTCCAAATAAGAAGCATTTTACCCGGTCAGAAATGGCCGGGCTTTCCTTTTGCCTTGTATCTGCTGAGGGTGCAGGGCTTTTATTTTACCCTGCTGCAATACAGCCCAATACAAGCGTTTACAGCGCGTTTTGCGCCGTCAATGCAATTTACCGCCAGCGCTACAAAACAACGCGCAGGGCTTTACAGCGGCTTTTCCTGAGATTTGCCCAATTCTACCGCCGTGTATACCAGACTGACGCAAGCGGCTATAATACCACTTGCGCCACGCTAGAGCGCATACACGCGCCCGGACGGCCTGCACCGATACCAGATACCACCGCCACGCTCGGACGCTGTGCAGGCCAGCGCAGACCGCCTATTATAATAATGTATATAAGGGGTAGCTGTGCGCCTCTGTCGTGAATCCATGCCAGCCCGGCGGGGTCTCGATATTTCCCACGCCCGGCGGCTTGCGATCTGGCACCGGGTCAGCCCGGCACCCTCCACCCGGCGGGGCAGTCCAGCAGCTGGGGCGCAGCGGGCGGCGCGGAACCATTGGCGGCTACCGCCGTATCTCTTTTCGGGCTTTCGCCCGATAGCTAATAGAGGTCAGCAATAGTCGTAGCGTTCCGACTGAAATAGTCGTAACTGCTTCTGGAATAGTCGTAGCCAATAGTCGTAGTTTCTTCGATAAAATAGTCGTGGAATAGTCGTAAAGTCGTCAGACGGCTAGTTTTTGAAAGTCCTATATATCGTATAGTAACGAACAGTCCGCTGATAGTCGCAGAGTAATAGTCGTAGCGTTTTCTTGCGAACAATCGTCAAATAGTCGTGTATTTTTTGTGTAAAATAGTCGTTCACCTTTTAGAGAAAGAGATGTGCGATAGTCGCCAAGTCATCCGACCATTCCCAAAATCACCTCTCGTTCCAATTTCGCATAATATATTCCTCCGCCAGTTATATCTATTTCGTATAATAATCGTACTTATTATAGTATACAGATATAGTTACTCCCGATAATCACAGATTATTTCGTATAATAACTCGTACCACCCGATTCTGTCTGTTCCTGCTCGATTTAATTCCCAGTAATATACTATGGTATCTCAATCAATCCATAGCATTCTACTAGGAATAATAAATGCAACATTTCTACATATTTAACCAACTGCAAAACGAAGTCAATTCTCCATGTGGAATAGTCGTAGACCATCCACCAGTCCGAACCTCACGCTAGTTTTTACCTACGGTCTGCTCTGTTGGCTAACGGTGTAGCTTTTGGAGATAGAGGGTTGTAGGGGGAAAGAGCCTTTACAGAAACATCTGGTTGTTGTTTCCAGTTGTCGCAGTTGTTACACCATTTTGGCGTGGGGGCCTCAAACAATTTATTTGTTTGAGGGGGGAATTAGGGGGATTATAGGGGGTAATAGGGGTTGTAGGGGAAAGAGGGGGAAGAAAGGGGGGAAGATTGAATGCGAACGCATCACGTGCATCCATTTGCATTCAAACGCATCACGCTGATAGTCGTATCCATATCAGCCCAAACGCCACTCGATCGAGACGGTTCCTACTCAAAATCAGACCTTGCCGTTTTCTCTCGATAAATAACAGGCGAAAAAAGCACGGAATAGTCGCAGAAGGTAGTTTTACCACCCGATACTATTCCATGCTTTCTGATACAATAGTTTTGTAGCCGCACGAGCTGAGATTAGATATTCTTGTTCTCTCTTGCCTTGCGCAGTCGTTCTGCCAGTTCTGAACGCTGCTCTTCGCTGATTTTACGGGTGATGGGCGAGCGGAACTTTACAAGACGTTTCGGCATCGAATAGGTCTTAGATTCCTTGCACCGCTTGGTAGACAGCTCCTCCATGAACTTGTACGTATCAGGGAACTGCTCACAGAGCTTGTCCAGCTTGCGAATGTAAACCGGGTCTGCTGTGTAAACTTCTGCGGTATCCTCCGCTGCGTTAAAGGTGATGATAGTTTCACGTTCGATGTTGGTAAGTGCCATAGTTGTTTTCTCCTTTGCGTTATTTTTGGTTGACTTTCGTTTTTGAGCAATCGTATTCATACATACACCACTCACATGGAGACGTTTTGTAACAGATTTCTCCCTGCTCTTTTGCCTTGCGATATTTAACTTCTTTCGCTTCATGTTTCTTGCATTCTTTCTCATGCAGTCTGTGTACATTAGCAAGGACGCTAGCATAAACGCCAGCCATGTTTGGAACCATAGTCTTTTCCTCCTGTATTTTGTGTAGTGAAAAATATTTATGGGGTTCAGACGGTAACTTTATCGACTAGACCCTGTTATCTGTTTTTCTTGCCTATTCTACTGTGACGATACAAGCGCAGAAGCGATGCTAGGCTACTATCACTCAATCGCTTCGTATGCTTTCTCGAAAATGTCAGGTTTGCACGGGTAGATTTCGCCATTTACGCCACGAATGATATAATCGCCAGTCCTCGCAATCATAGTTCCTTTAAGCGTTTTAATCTCGCACCACGCAGATCTATCGTAAAACTTTCCGAAGTCATGCGTGATAATATCATTGCTACTTACTGCGTCCCAGAACCAATCTTCTCCAACAAGTCCTTGTGCATTGAGCTTGAATGCTTCGATAACAACTGGTTTCTTGCGGTAGTATTTCATGTTTATTCTCCTCTCGTTACATCCACACGCATTCTTTGAACTGCTGCGTCTCCATCTGGAACGTAATGTCCAGTGACCCCACGTTGCCCTCTTTGTTCTTCTCAAGCGCAAAGTGATAGTGCTCTTCTGGTCTCTTTTGCGTTTTCACTTTCTGTGCCAGCAGGATGATTGCATCTGCGTCCTGCTCGATTTGCCCGGATTCTCGCAAGTCTGCGGCAGTCGGTGGAATACCCGCTCTTGCGGTCTCTCGATTGAGCTGTGCAAGTGCTACCACCAGCGTTCCTGTGGACTGTGCGAACTCATGCAGTGCCATGCTGATTTCCGTGACGGCACTGTATCGGTCTTTCGCTCCGGCTTGATGGATAAGTTGCAAATAGTCGATGAACACCACTTTTGCCTGCATCCTAATGGACTGCGTTCTAATCCACCCAACGCTCTTACCAGCGGCAGAACGGACGAACAGCGGATATTTCTTGATGGCTGCCAATCGGTCAAGCTCGTCAATGCTGACGGTCTTGTTTTTGACCGTATGCAGCGGTACGCCTAGCTGGTTTGCGATAATACGAGCATAGAGCGTGTCCGGGTCAGTCTCTAGGCTGAAATACGCCACCTTGCGTCCGTTCTTGGCTATTTCACAGGCAAGTTGCAGGGACAGAGCGGTTTTACCTGCGCTGGGTCTGCCGCCGATCACAACGAAGTTGCCCGGAACAAGATGCAAGTTGTTATCCAGCACTCTAAGCCCTGTGCTAATATACTCCGGCTTATCATCCAGCTTGCGGATGTAGTTGTCTATGCCGTCACACATCGGAATGAAATCGCTTCTCTCGTTGTGTAGATTGATAGCTTCGCCTAGCTGCTCATAAATGCCTGTCAGGTCTGCGTATCTGGTCGAGCCATCAACGATTTTGAACGCAAGTTCTCTGGCTCTGGACAATGCTGCCTGTTCCTTGACGATTCTAGCCCATCCAAGCATCATGTCATGGGTGACGTTGCGGATGAACTCTGCGCCAAAGGCATCCAGACATTCACCCATTGCTTTCTTGCAGTTATCGTACCGTCCCATGACTTCTACCGGGTTCCACTTGTCGTTGTGTTCCCAATAACCAAGAATGGCAGCGAATGTATCACGCAGCTCAGGGCAAAAATCGTCGATTTTAAGGTCTTGCAGCACATCGGCGTATTCCGAGAACGTGAGGACTGCTCCAAGAAGGATGTATTGGGTCTGATTTTCAATATTCACCGCAGAAAGTCTCCCTCGTCAGGCAATTCAGCCATTGTCTGCTGATAGCCGCCATTCCAGTCCTTCACGTTACGCATCCAGTTCCGTGCAGCAGCTTTCCAGTCCTTCATGGACGATTTGCCGACCTTCCAACCATTTGCCGTGAAGTGGTCAATGAACCGCTCCGCTTCCAGTCCGCCGTATCCCTTTTCGGAAAAGTAGGATTTTGCTTCTTCGACAGTCGGAGCTTTGAATCGTTTGACTTCGTTGGTATTTTTCTTTTCACATTTTTCTTTTTTATCAGATTCAGATACAGAATCAGATACAGATAAGGCATCGTTTGCATCCATTTGCATATTTTGCATACCAGCGTATGCGTTTGCATCATTGGTATGCGTTTGTATGCACTTGCATTTTTCATCGTTCCAACGCTTATTTGCACTCCGTCTATTTTTCTCGATTCGATCCTGCCTTTTCTGTGCATTCATATCATCGAACGCCTTAACAACTTTCCAGAGCATCCGCATAGCACGGTCGTTGTCGTATGCTGGCTCAAGTCCAATCTCAACATACTGTGCGTAGTTGCGGATGAATGCTCCAAATTCCTCGTCTGTCAGCTCGTCCATCGCATGAACGTGTTCCAACAGAAGAATCATTGATGTTCTCGGCTTGCGTTCCTGCTCCATACTTAAGCCTCTTTGTAGCGCTTGTTCCATGCTTCGATAAGGTCGGTTTTGATTTTTGCTTTTTCGCTTTCAGGAGAATCAAGCGTATAACTTCTGCTCTCCATGAAAATTCGACACTTGCACTTATTATTTCCATGTCCTCTTGTAACGAACATCCATAATTCGGAATCATAGCTTGTTTCTGCAATAGCCACTTCTCCACCGCAGAACGGACATCTCTTAAGTTCTGTCATTTTCTAAACCCCTCTCTCGTTCTCGTGATTCTCTTATGCGCCTTGACAGGCCTTGCGCCTTTGCCGTACGCTGGGCGGATATGTTTGGCTTTGATGTACCCACAAGGTGGCTTCGGCCCGAAATCAAAAAAGCTCAAGTCCATAACGATGATGCCAAACTTCTTGTTCGTCATGTTTACTGCTCCTTACGCATACCATTTCGGTGCTTCGTTGAAGATTTTTACGCCTTTTGCAAAGCCTAGCTTTTCTAAGGTTTCACACATGATGCCATCCATCATGCTGTGAACGATTTCTTCATCATCACCGTACTTTTTGTATGCTTCCTGCATTTCTGCCGTGAATGCGTCAACCATATCTTGCGTAACAACGATATTGTTCTCCATAAGCCCTCCTACACCATCGGAAACGCCATCCAATGCGTTACCGTCACATCTTTCGGTAGTCTCTCACCTATCTCATCCCAAAACTGACCGTCTGCGTAACAACCAAGAAAGTACGCTGTCGGTGAGATTCCTTGCAACATTTTTCCATCTTTATCACGCCATATTGTCTTAGTCGCAAGCAACAAAGGCTGCGTCCGCTCTCGTGGCGGTTCGCTTGCTGGATGCCAAAGTGTGTTAGTCATGTGCGTTCTCCATTTTCGCTCCACAAGAGGGACAATAGTTCCAACGTGTGTGATGATTTTTTGCGTGGCATCTGCTGCACTCGAACCTTGTAAATGTATCGTCCTGTGCAATCCATCTAGCAGTACGTTCTAAGGCTGTCGGCGCATCTTCCACAACGTCAATGGCATCACCAATACCGCAAGCACGGCATCTAACTCCATTGTAGTTCTCGCAGCCATCGCAATATACTTTTTTGATTCTTTCAATAAGTGCGTTTCGTTCAAGGTATTCTGGATAATTAGCCATTGCTTTTTACCTCGATTGTTGGTGCAGTGTCGATGTAGTCAATCACATCGTCTAGCGCATAGCCCATGTAGGCGTACTCGACAGTAAACTCTTGCTCTAATTCCTGCATCCATTCTTCAATGCGTTTCCGTAGTGCATTAGCATCAATCGGTCGAGTGCTCATCTTTCTTCTCCCATTCCTTGCATCCACGTTCGTCCCACACGAAGTCTGCAACGTGTTCTGACTGGTCGTTCACGCATACGCCCTCCGGCTCTGCGTACCATTTGCAAGAGCCGCAGGACGGCTCAGATTTGTTCTCACAGGATTCTGCTGTGCATCGGATAGCCTTGCCAGCGGAGAACTGTTTGATGCCCATGCAAGAGCAATGTTCGGTGGTGCAGTAGAAGTTCATCCCTCTATCTCCTTCCATCCGATAAACTCACATACACCAACAGTGTTATTGTTGCAACGATGAATGAGGACTTTATCGCTTATTTTGAATTTTGCAATAAATCCAATTTTGCTTTCTTCCATTTCGTTTTCAAACATCCAATCAACAATGTCTTTGCTGATTCTAACATCGCCTTCGTCTATCATGGTTGCAAAGCACTGTTTGCATCTGTAAAGAGCGCACTTTTTCATTGTCTCTTCCCTCTCTTTCCTCTGTTGAACCGCCCGATCAATCGCTTATACTCCACATAACACTCCGGGCACAGGTCGCCTGTGTCCCTGCGCCACGCCCAGTCCTTAAAGTATTCGTCCGGGTTCATCATTCTGCCGCCCAGAACCGCTCCGCAGCGGTCGCATACTCGCTTGTGGTAGATTCCTCTGTCAGTTTGCATTAGATTCGCCTGCTTTCTTTTTAGATGCGCGTTTTTTATTTGGGCTTTCAATCTGCTGTGGTTCAATTTGCTGTGGGATAGAATCAATCAGATTCTTGAACTTCTGCATAGTTTGATATTCAATCAAACCAAGCATAAACTGCGCTAGTTCTAATGGCGTTCCAACCTGTTCCGAACGACCGTCAGGATATGTAATGATTTTCATTGCTCGTTCCCCCAACATCCTTGAACAGGATTTCTTTGTTGGCTTTCCAGTCTTTGATTTTGCAAGGATTATGTTCCCAGTCAATCAGCTTTTGTTACGACTGTATCTGCTCCATTGACAGTAACCCATCCGTGCTTCAGTCTGGCTTCAGCTTCTTTCATCTGAATCAGTTCGGGAGTGATGGATTCCGACACGATACGATTCGATTCTGCTTCTGCCTGTGCTTCGATCACTTTCACATCGGCTTCCGTCTGAGCCTTCACCTTGTCCGTCTCAGCCTGTGCAAGAGCAGTCTGCTTGTTCAGCTCAGCGATTTCAGCGTCCTGCTTTGCTTGTTCTTTCGCTCTAATCTTTTCGGTTAGGGTGTCATCCAGCTCTACGTCAATCACGAGGGCACTTGAAACGTTGATTCCGTATTCATTGGTAAGCTTTTCGTTCAAATAATTTGTGATTGCGTTGTTTACTTCCGTTTTCTTTTCAGAATAAATATCCATTACAGAAAACTGGGGCGTTACCTCCTTGACGTAGGCGATAATGCTGTTCTGGATGCGGCTTTCCACAAGCGTTTCACCATCCATTCCGTTAAAACGGCTGTAAAGTTCAACAACACGGTCTGGAATGAAGTTATAATTTACGGTAAGGTTTACTCCAACCATTCCACCGCTTGCAGGAGCGTCAATATGCCAATCTGCGTGTTCTTTTGCGTTGTAATCTGCCGGGTCATCCGAAAAAATAAGTTGCTGCTGGCTGATAGGGAACTTGCTAACGTGCTTCATGGGAGAAAGAAAGTGCCAGCCCTGCGACAATGTGTTCTGTTCAACGCCTCGTGCCGAATAAACAACTCCAACATAACCAACAGGCACTCTCTCCAAACACAGCAAAAGAACCACTGCAACAAAAAATGCTGCTACCACAGAAGAAATAATAGTTGCTACCTTTTTCATGTTTTACTCCTTATCGTTAAAATTGTTGATAATCAAAAAGGCGACCGCCCAAGATACTAAAAAGAAAACAATGAGTTCTTTCACTTCTTTGTCACCTCTCTGTACTCCACGTCAATCCCTTTCGGCAAAGCCGTCTGGTACTTCTGAGCCAACTGCTCTGCACTCTGGGCATCGCCCAACGGCTGTTCAGGCGGCGCAACGGTGACTTCCACGTTGTCACGCATACCAAAATAGTTCTTGGCTCGGAAAATCCACTCTGCCGGGTTCTCCTGACCATACATACCGTTGTACGCCCACATGGACTGCATTTGCAGAATCAGTTTTAGGATGTACTTCTGCTGCAAGCTGTCGTCACGGCGTTTGCCCGCCATAATCTGCTTCAGGCTCACCCATTCGATGCCCAGCACCAATGCAATCCATTCCACCACAGGGGAAATTCTGGCTTCGATGCAAGCGTCAAAAAAGAAGTCAAGGCGTTGCTGCACTTCAATTGGGTTGTTCATGTCCACGCTCGGAAGGTCGCCAAAATACTTGGCTGCAATCATGCCGATGACCTTCTTGTCCTCTTCATCACCGATTCTTGACTGCAAATCGCCTGTGTTCAGCATCTTAGACCTTGTGATTGCCAGCTCCTGTTGTTCTTTCACCTTTTTACTCACCTGTGAGCGGATAGATTTCCGCTTGTTAAGCATCTGTTGTTTCTTCTTCTCACGCTCTTTCTCGCGCTTCGCAGCGGCTTCTTCTTTCGCCTTTTGCGCACGCTTCTCACGCTTTTTCTTTTCAGCTTCGGTCAGCGGCGGTCTGCCACGACCACGCTTCGGAGGTGTTGCCATGTATCAGACCTCCTTCGGTGGTTCAGGGAGTGGCATCCAATTGGTGACATCGTATGGAATTTCGCTCCCGACTTCTGCCCAATTTTTGTAAAAGTCCATAAAGCCAAAAATCATATCGCCGTTATCACAAAATGCAAGAACTGGAGTATGATGTTTTGGTTTCCTATCCTTGACGCTAATCCATTTGTCAGGAAAACCGTTCTCGCTATAAGAAACCGTTTCAAAATAGTGCGTAGCCATCCCAAGTTCTTGTTCAATATCGTTTAGGATGCTCTTGTCATCCTCGTCCGCTTCGGTTTCGAGAACAAGGTAAATTCGCTTTTTCACACTCTCACCTCTTCATCTTATTTTCGATGCTGTCTAGCTTCCGTGCAATCCACCAAACAGAACAGCAGTTGTCCAACTGCCGCCACCAAGCGCACTTTTCTTTCTCGCATACGCACCGCCCAAGCGGATTGCTGGTCATCTTCATCGGGCAGTAAAGTTCGTTGTCCATGCTTACCTCCCAAGAAATACAAACCCCCACTTCATCCATTCGGGGATGTCTGCGGAAAACAAGCCCTTATACATAAAGATGGAAAGTATGATAGACGAAATCGCCGCGACTGCAATAAAAGCGATTACAACGCCTTGCAGAATCGCAAACTTTCTACGGCTTCTTTCCATCCTCTTTTCAATGTCATATCTGTTCATGTTTTTACCTACGCCCCATCACAACAGCCGTGCAAACGACCAGACACACGTTGATGAACAACCAGACGAGCATTACCTGCCGCTTTTCAAACAGGTTGTCTGCCATGCTTTTGATTGTCCGTTCGGACTGAACCACCACCGCCAGCAGGACTAGGCAGACTAGCCAGCGAGTTGCGAATTCAAACATCATCGTTACCACCTGTTCATAATTTCAAATTCTCTCATGCGAAGTTCCCCACCGCAAAACGGGCAAATCCTTTTTTCTTGAAACTCTTTCTTTGTCATGTACGCTTCATGCTTCATGGAGGTCATGCATCTATCGCAAGAATAGGTCAAAACAAAGTGAACCGGCTTTTCTTCTTGCTTTTCTTTTGGATAAATCTTTTCTTCAAATACATCGTACAGTTTCTGAAAACCGGCTTTTGCGTTTTTGACCCACATATCGTGTCCGGCTTCCGCTTCCTCTTTGCTGTCATATCCTCGAACAACAATCCACTCCCCACCCCTAAATCGTTCGTGTTGAATTGCTGTTTCGTAATTCCAATCCCTATCGTCAACAGCGCAAGTGTCAATGTGATAGCCATTGACGGTATCTTCCTTCAGTTCTCGCTCATAACGAGGCCGTTGATTCATAAATCCAAAAAGCTCACTCAAAAAATCAAACATTGTTATCTGTCACACTTAATGTTCATCTTCTTCATCCTTTTTATCTGCAAAGAAAGATTCATAGTCAAACCACTTATCATCCAAAATGTTTCCGATGATTTTTACAGAACTTCCAAGCCCTTTTGTAGCGACACGAACATACTTGCCTTTCATTTGACCGTATTCATCAACGCCAACCGTGTCCATGATTCGCATAATTGCTTCCACGCCAGATTCGTATCCCTCAAAGTCTTTGCTTCCAAGATGCCCCTTGCCGAGAACATACCCACCATAGCAAACGCCCCATCCATGACCATTAAGTACTAAATCGGAAGTTAAAACTCCGTGGTCTGCCATAGTAAGTCGAACGCTTTCAATTTGCGCGTTTTCGATTTCATAGCCACTTTCTTCCAGAAGTTCTTTAGTCCATTTTTTCATGTTCTTTCTCCAATCTCTTTAGCAGCCCATCCACGTCATACCACCAATGGACACGCAGCCTTTTCGCTTTGACCTCTATCCCCTCTTTCTCTGCCCACTGCCAAGGGATGCTCTTCCGGCTCTCGTTGTAACGGAACGCCAGAACCTTGCTGGCAGGGATTGCAAATGTGCGGTTGACCGCCCTGTAATTGACTATCACATGGGCGGTCTGACCGCTGTACCCCATTGCATCCACCATATCAGTGATGTGCTTTTCCTTTCGATATTTGCGCTTTGCCTTGTCGTACTTGCCGAACACCTTTTCCAGAGGGATAGAGGGCGTTTCGATCGTTTTCAGCTCGAACAGGTGGTTCATCGGGTATCGGTACACAAGGAAGTCGCAGATGTTGTCGATGGAAAAGGACAGGTTCTCGTTGCCGCCGTAGTAGGTGGCAGCACTGTCTTTCAGGCGGTAGCACCACGCATCGGATGGGACGGATGCCTTGAAGTCTGCTTCAAACTGCTTGCCAGTGTTCATAAATCAACCCGTCCATCGTTTTCTTCTCCATGTGTATGGATAAACATAAAGCATTCCTCTCTTAATCATTCTTTCTGTCATCTGTTTTGCCAGCTCAAGGGATAATGCTCTGGGCGCGAAAATCTGTTCCGGGTATTTGATTTCCACCATCAATCCGTTTCGGATAATAGATTTTTCGCACGGATATTTGTAACCGTCTTTCAGGATATAGCCGACCATCTTCTTACCGCTATGTGGTTTGAACCCATACCAAATGCAAGAAAGCGGGCTACTTTCAAACGGAACCAAAATCTGTTTATTTGAATCAAATCTGCAATGGCTGTTCAAAACAGAAGCGATGTGCTTCATCGTTTTCTTCGATGGATTTCTCATCCCCGTCCAGCCAGATAGCGCAGCTCTTATATAAGGTAGGCGGTCGATGCCTTACAGGTCAAAATGGAAGGTCATCTGCGTTGCCCTCAATTACGGCAAAGTCGCCAGTATCAGGCGCAGAGCCAGACCCGCCAGCCAGTGTTTTCTTCGGTCTGACCTCATAGTCGCCGGAACGAATCTTGTCCACGCTGGTAAAGCGGTCAACAACCAGCTTGGTTTTGATGTTGCCATCGCTGCCCATGTACCCTTCCTCACGGAGAACCACGCCGACCAGCTTGCCGCGCAGGGTCTTTTCATCATTGTTGAACTTGTAGCCGGGATTGGACTGCTCCACAGCTGTGATGAAGCCCTTGAAGAAGGGCAGCGCCTTTTCCTTGTAGCTCTTGATGGTCTTGCCGCCCCATGCCCATTCGCCCGGATTCAGCTTGCCGCGCTCGATAAGGGAAGCGGTCTGCTCACGCCAGTAGCCCTTGAACTCGCCCTCTGCGACTTCCCACTCGATGTTCAGACGCTCCTTTGCGGGTTCGTCCGTTGCCTTGCAGATACCGGCAACATAGCCGCCAACAGGCAGGTCACGGCGTTCGGTGGCTTCCTGCACGTCATTCCAGTTGATGTTCTTCATCTGTTACTCTCCTTTGTTTTCCGGCTGAACCGGGATGTTGTAATACTCACGGATAGTTTTGTCTACGGCGGCGAGGTCGTTCTCGATCAGCGCATCGTTGAACATCCCAAGAGGGGTTTTCACAGTGTCCATCCCATCATTGCGAGTGCTGAACAGGTATCGCCCATCCTGCACAACTGTTTTCAGAACGATGGTGAAATACCCTTCCACGCAGACCTTCTCGTCCAGCAGCTTGCCGATGGTCTTAAACTTCTCGCCACCGTCTCCGTCACGCTCGCTGTGCCCGAAAAAGTAGACCACCACATCGTCCGGCAGTTCCTTTGCCCGCATCAGCAGAGTGTTGAAGTTGGCTGCCATGTCGGTAAACTTCTGGTATCCAGCGACCTTTGCGTTCCGCATGAACTCGCCAGTCATAAGGTAGGTGGCATCGTCAATGACGATGGACTTACGCTTGGTGCTGTGGATTGCAGCATCAATCTTGCCGTAGTCATTGGTGATATAGGTTTTCATGTTGCTACGGAACGGCAGCGGTTTGCCAAGCACGTTGATAACCGCCACCTGTTTCGGGTCAAAGTTCCGAAGCGAAGCGGACTTACCGCTGCCGGAGTGACCGTAGACCATTACTAATACTGCCATTTTTCTTTCCTTTCTTCGGCTTCATTAGGCTTCATTGTTCATACTTTGGCTTAATACAGCTATACAAAAATCATCCAGCCACCAGTTCTGCCAACTGGGAGTAGAGGTCTTTCAGTTCTGCTTCCCTGTCCTCGATTTCAGACTGCAAGTCCTCAATCTCAGCCATACGGTCAGCTTCTTTGGCTTCTGCCATCTGTTCGTTGGTCATAAAGCACACGCCGTCCTCCGGCTCGATCATGCCACCGAATCTGTCAAGGTTAATCATCTTTTGGTCTCCCTCTCTTACGTTCCTCTTTGATTTGCAAAGCACTGTACCACTGGTCTTTGTCAATTTCGATGGTAGACCACCGGTGGTTACAGGCAATGCACTTCTTGCGGCGAACAATGCTGTCATGGTCTGACCGGCTGTCAATCGTTGTAATGTTGTCGCTACCGCACACTGGGCATTTCACCGTACATTCCTCCACTTGTTAGTATGAGCGGGAATGCGGTTCAGCTTCCCCATCCGTTCGTTATCTTCATGCTCTTTTTCCGCGCTCACTCCAAGCGCACACAAAACCAGGGCGGTAGCTAGTAACATCAGCGAAACAAATGCCCATCCAAGCATCTGTACTGTAGTCTCGCAGCCATTTATTGTATCGCCACAGCTAACGGCTACGATTGCGGCGACAATACCAAGTATGGTAAGCACGTTTCCTTTTACAGTTTTCATTTTGTCCCTTCTTTCAGAATGATATCGAATAAAAATGGTTTGCTTGCATCAATCACGACTATTGCATTTAGCACTTCGGCTATTTTTGCAAGCGTATCAGTCTTAACGCCCGTCTTGTACGGCGCTTTATTCGGGCTTGTAATGTTGTATATCGTTGGAGCCGACACGCCACTTCTGCGGATAAGCTCCGATGCCTTCATATCGCGTTCTTCAAGAGCGGCTTCCAGCGTCATGCCTTTTCCTCTGTGTTCTTTGGTTCTCTGCGTCTGAAAATCCAACCGGTTGTCATCAAAGCGCCAACGCCTATGATGTACCATGTCACCTTAGCTCCGACTAAAATCTCGATGTGATGCACCAGCCAGAAGTTCAGCAGAAACACTGCGAGAATAAACGCTAAGACAATGCCCCAGATCAGGGCGATTTCTACAAATACTTTCATCTTTATCCTTTCTTCGAATGCGTTCCAGCCGTTCCTTCTCACGGCTGTGCCAGCGGATTTCTCGCTGACCGTAGTATTTACCATTCATAAGTCAGTTCTCCTGTCGCGAGCATCCTCGACACTTCGCCGTAATGCTTGCCCAGCTTATCTGCAAGAGCTTGAACCTGCCCTATGGATGGAATCTTTTTTTCTTCCAGTGCTTTCTCGTTTAAGGCTCGTTCTCTTCGTATGCTCTGATGTTCCGCAATACTTGCAAAGGCTGCATCTTTCGCGCAATCTTTGTGGTACTTTTGTGCCGCAGACATTTTAATCATTGGCTTACCGCACCATTGGCACACGGTTTTTACTGGAGTGAACCCACGTCCTGAACTCAATGCTTTACGTCTCGCGCGCTTTTGCTCGCACGAGACATCTCTTTTACATTGTGTGCAATATTTTTTGCGTGGGTTTACCTTACCCAAAAAAGCTCCGCAACGCTCGCAATATTTAATCTCCATCTTCATTCGGTTTACCTGCCTTTTTGGCTTCCCGGTTGTGCCGTTCAAAGCACTGGTTGATTGATTTTTCCATCCACAGCACCTTGTTGGCATCGTTTCGGGACACGCCAGCAGCCATTGCAAGCTTCAGCCTGCGCTTGCGGCTTGGTGCTTTGTAAAAGTACGTCACCAGCACTCACCAGCCTTATCTGTGATAAACTTCGGGACTTCCCGGCCTGTGGCAATGCACAGCGCAACTAGCTTTTCGACCCAGATGTCAAACAGGCTTTCTTTTGGCATATAGCACTGGCCAACAGAAGGCTCCTTAAAACTTTTCCAGATCGTCAGGCCGACAGCGCCATCCGTGACCGTCCATATCATACTGTAACCTTCATTGCACAGGTTGTATAAAATGTCTCGTGCTCTGCTTTTGGCTTCGTTGATTTCAAAGGCATCCCAGCGCTTTTTGCTTTCCTCGTAGGCCTTTGTCGCCTCGTCAATGGCGTGGTGCGCTTCTTCCGGGCATTCAAGGTCTACCTTTAAAGTGATGATCTGTTTCATACCACTCATTTTTCCTCTCTTTCCTTTAATAGCTCTTCCAGAGCTTCTTTCACCTTAGCTTCCGCATTTTTAGGCTCACGCTTACCGTTCAGGATTTTTCCCAAGTATTCCGGTGCGCATCCTATTTTTGCAGCAAGCTCTCTGATTTCGATGTTGTTGACGTGAAGTGTTCCCACAACATCGCCTGTCCACTTAGGAAGCAAATTTTTTCTCCTTTCTTGTTCTAGTACTTGAACTTTTTGAAAGAATATGATAATATTATGGTGTCAAGCAAAAACATTATCGAACGTTCTTCTATTTGTTCAAAGCCTTTAATTTGTTCTACCGATTGAACCCGGTAGCCTTATTAAAGCACAAGTAGTAGAACTTTTCAAGTGTTTTTGTTCAAGTGGTAGAACTTTGTCATCTTGTACAAACACTGGAGGTATGTTTTGTGTTTTTTGACAATTTCGTAAGGCTATGTGAGCAAAAGGGAGTAAAGCCGTCTCGTGCTTTGACTGAAGCTGGCGTTCCGAAATCTGCTTATAGCTATTGGAGAACCGAAGCAGGTGCAGGGAACGATGCAAAGCCGACCAACCAAAACGCCGTTAAGCTGGCGCAGTATTTCGATATTACGGTTGACTACCTTCTTACTGGCGACCAAAAAGAAAACCCGCCCCAGCAGCCGCAAAGTGAAGTCGATGCAGCAGTGGAGCGGATTAGAAGAAAACTTGAATCTATGCCGAAGGAACAGCGTGAAGCTCTGATGAACCTGATCGAGAAGATGTAACGTTCATGCCCGGTAAAATAAAAGAATCCCTTGTGCCGGGCTGGTATAGCTCTGCGCAAGGGATTTTCTGTTATTCTAGGTCTAGGGCTTGCTCCGCTGCCGGAATCTTTTCAGGATGTTCCAGCAGCCATGCAATAAATCGGTCAATCTTGGCTCTTTCCTGTTCACTCATTGTGGCATATCCTCCCGATCGGTAATTTCAGATGTTCATTTGATACGATTATGCATCTTCTAGTTGTAAAGTCAATGTATTTTTGACAACTTTGTAAAAATCAATCGTTTTCTTCACATCCATCACTTCACATCAGGGAAGCCGCGAGTGTTCAAGTCAAAAGGGACAACGCCTATCCATCTTTCCTCCAATCACAGCTCTACGAGCTGACCGTCAATGCGTTCGATGTTATCTGCCGGGTCGCGTCCATCGTTTAAGGCGGCTATGGCGCGTTCCAGAACGTTTTTTGCTTCTTCATAAGCAAACCTATCAGCATCGTTGTTCGCAAGGTTGTAGACCAGCTTTAAAGCGGTCTGGCGGGCATAGGGAATGAGCATGGTGTCAATCTGGTTCATACACTAACCCTCCCACGGTTTCGGCGTTTTGTTTTCGTTCGGTTCAGATGCGGGCATTCCGTCAATGATAATCATGTTGTTACCTCCTGTTTTGATTGTTTTTTCGATGGTACAGTTATAACACAGGCTGCTGTTGGTTCTCCATAGCAGCTTTTTCCATTTTTTGGCTTGTCGAATCCAGCAGTTTTGCCAGATTTTGTTGAAAGGGTGAGAATTTATGGACGAATATTTAGTAAGAACAGCCAAAGCGTTAGAGATGGCTCGAATGCGTTCTGGCATAAGCCAGCAGAAATTGGCGGCACGGATGGGCGTGAATCGTGGCACGGTCGCCAATTGGGAGCAAGGTCTGGCAGCCATCTCCCTGCCGATGGCTATGCGCTGGTTCACCTGCTGCGGCGTATCGGTGGCTCGATACATGGACGCTTGCATTCATCCGGGGCTACTTGAACACCTTGAGGACGACCTTTCCGATTTGGAGAAACGGCGAATTCTCATAGATGCCATGATGGAATGTTCTTCTTATGAGATAGATGCTTTGTTGTACATCCGGTACGGAGATCACGGTTCAGATCACATTGGTGTGTTAACTGAGATTCTGGCAAACCTCCACACGCCGTTAAAGGACAGAGTTGCTGTCTGCCGGATGGTGTCTGGTAGCTATGAGATGGCACAGGCCACCGGAACAGACCCAGACCCGAACGGAACCGCCCCAAAGATGGAAATTCTCTATCAGGCGCAGGATGCTGGAACAGAAGCTGCCATGAAGTCTAACGATTCCTATACTGTAAATCCAAATAATATAAGCGGCTGATTGTCGAATTATCGAAGTTTTTGAAGAACATTTTGTACACGTTCATCCACTTTTTGTACACCTATCTGGCAAATTTACCTTGTCAATCCGTCCCCCATAGGCTGTAAATCGGCAGCATTCGCGCGGAATAAATAACGGATTGGCGTTAATTTATTGTTTACAGTTGAGCGGTTCGTCAATTCGTCCCCCATAACATTGGCTTAAAAGTTTTTCATCCACTTTTTGTACACGTTAGGTAAACTTAACCGTTAAGCGTTTCAACCTTTCGGATGCTGAACATCTGTTTATTTAGCAGTATTCGCTTTGTGTTTTCCACTTTTTGAGAGAGAAAGAAAAGATTTTGTGGAAAATTTTCTTCTTCTGCTATTAGTAGAAGTTATTTTATAATCCTGTTAATAATCTTGTTTTATATAATGTAAAGAGGTGTACAAAAAATGGATATAGGTGTACAGATTGTGGAAATAGGTGTACAGATTGTGGAAATAGGTGTACGAAATGTGGACAGTTAGGTGTACAAAAAGTGGAAACAGGTGTACGCTTGCTATTGATTTGTACACCTGTTTGTGATATACTCTTATACGAGAGGAGGCGTGATAAGATTGTCTGATATTAAAGGCGGGAACTTGGTTGAAAAAAGCAGACAGCTTGTTTGGGCAAAGTTCACTGACTATACAGCAGGAGAGCTTCGGTTGCTTGAAGTGTATCTTAGCCGCATCAATCCGAGAGACCCTGAAACTTCAACGGTTCAGTTTACGTTACAAGAGTATTGCGAGTTTTTGGGGTTGAAAATCAACTCTAGGAATTTGAAGGCACAAGTCAAGCATTTCATCGACAACTCTGTTGAAGTTCCTAGAGGTGACGGTTCAGGCTCGTTTGACCTGTATCCCTTGTTCAGTAGAGCAACTGTAAACTTTGAACCTAGTTTGATGAATATTACTGTGTCGTTATGTTGTAACCCGCTTCTGCAACCTGTTTTCTTCGACATTGCAGAGCGTGGATATGTCAAGTATCGATTGCGCTACACAGCGAATATGAAATCGCAGTATAGTATTTTGCTGTATTCGATTCTCCGAGAGTTTATTGGACGTGGCGTGAGCCAGCCCGAAATTACGTTGGATAGATTAAGGGAACAGCTTGGTGCAAGAGAACCTAGCTATCAAGAGTTTAAGCATCTTAGGCGGCGTGTCATTGATATTGCGGTAGCTGAAATAAACGAAGTATCAGACCTGTGCGTTGAATATGACAAGGTCATGAGAGGCCGCAATGCGGTTGCTGTGAAGTTCAATGTAGCTTTCAAGTCTAATGAGCCAGTCATAGACGTCGAAGCTAACGAGGTTGAAAGCGTAGAGCTAAAAGATGTCCCAAAGAGCCAACGACCTGCCAGAAAGCCCCGCAGCGGCGCATACGAGGATGTGGATTGGGCATCTATTGCGCCGGAGATGTCTAAAAGCCAGTGTATCTTGACCGCAAAGCTGGTGGCAAAAAGATTGCCGGAGAAGTATCCGAACATCAAGCCTAACAAAAAAAAAG